ATGCCCCTGACCGACCTCGCAATACGCCGCGCCAAGCCCGCCGACCGACCGCAGAAGCTCTCAGACGGCGGCGGCCTTTATCTGATGGTCGCCGTGAACGGTGGGCGCTACTGGCGCTGGAAGTACCGGTTCGCAGGCAAAGAGAAGCTGTTGGCCGTCGGTGTCTATCCCGAGGTTCCACTGGCTCTCGCTCGGCAGCGCCGCGATGAGGCTCGCCAGCTGCTGGCCCAGGGTATCGACCCGGGTGAGCACAAGAAAGCTGCCGCCGCTGCGCGCGCAGTGCTCGGTGCCAACACTTTCGAGGTGATCGCCAACGAGTGGCTGGAGAAGCGCAATTGGGTGGATGGGTACCGCGTGAAGGTCGTCGGATGGTTCACGAACGACGTGTTCCCGTACATCGGCGCGCGGCCGGCGGCGGAACTGGATGCCCCCGAGTTCCTGGCGGTGGCCAGGCGCATCGAGAAGCGCGGCGCCTTCGAGTCGGCGCATCGGATCATGCAGAACTGTGGCCAGGTCATGCGATATGCCATCGCCACCGGGCGTGCCAGCCGCAACCCGGTGGCAGATCTGCGCGGCGCGCTGAAGCCAACGCCCGAGCGCCATCTGCCGGCAGTGACCGATCCGGACGAGCTGGGGCCGCTGCTGCGCGCCATGGACGGCTACAAGGGCAGCCACGTCACGCGCTGCGCCCTCGTGCTGGCGCCGCTGCTGTTCGTTCGTCCTGGCGAGCTACGGCAGGCCGAGTGGTCGGAATTCGACATTGAGGCCGCCCGGTGGAACATCCCCGCCGAGAAGATGAAGATGCGGCAGCCGCACGTCGTGCCGCTCTCGCGCCAGGCGCTGACTGTCCTGGCTGACCTGCAGCGCCTCACCGGTTCCGGCCGCTACCTCTTCCCCAGCACCAGGTCGAAGCTGAGGCCGATGTCAGACAACGCGGTGAACGCAGCTCTGCGCCGCATGGGCTACGAGGTGGGCACGGTGACTGGCCACGGCTTCCGCGCCACAGCCCGCACGATCCTCGACGAGATCTTGGGCTTTCGGCCGGACATCATCGAGCACCAGTTAGCGCATGCGGTGAAAGATCCCAACGGCCGGGCTTACAACCGCACGACCCACCTCGCCGAGCGCGTGTGCATGATGCAGAGATGGAGCGACTATTTAGACGAGTTGCGACAATCGCACTACCCTTAACGTCCGCGCGTTCCCGCATAAGGGCATTAATGAAGCGATTTTCTTCCCGCGGAGACCAAGTCGACCACAGACTTTAAAAGGCTTAACTGCGCAGTGCTGAATGACCCCTCACCAGACTTTTCACCTTCCTTGTTTGGGTCTTGCGCGTCGGTCGAAAGGTGCCGCACGGTCAGAGCCAGCGATAGAGGAATTGCGGCAAAGATAGCCAAAGCGGCCCCAATGAATGCAAGTGCGGGCGCATTCTTAACGCCTACGATAAATGGCGAACACAGGAACAGAATCAACAGAACCCAGAATAGCCCAACCAGGTAGACCGATATCATCTGCATGAGTAGCGCATACATTCCTTTGCGAAAGGTACGCCTGTCAGCCTTTGCATCAAGATCAGCTATCAAGGACTGCAATTGTGCCTGGTCAAATTCCTTTTTACTTTCCGATACAGTGCCGCCCGCAAGATCAAATCCCTCTTCACTCGCTGCCATAAGCTATCCAGTCAGAAGATTTAAATTAATTAACCGATACCTCATCGCCGCCTCAGACACACCGAATTTTTCCGCCAGACGAGAGATGTCAGTGATACCTTCTTGAAGTACAAAGCGCTCAACAATTACGAATGGCATCAAAAGCTCTGCGGCAAACTTGTTGGCTGAGACTTCAACGGGATCCCAATTGTTTGAAAAGAAAGCTTTCTGAGTATCGCGAAATCTGTCCCCATGCTTCATTACGTGATGCCCAAGCTCATGCGCAATCGTAAATCGACGGCGCGGACCATGCTCGGTTGCCGAATAACGAATGGTGGGCACAGGACTACCGATGTATTGCCCGCTGACACCATGCATCTCGGGGTCTCGATCAAACTCGAAAACCACATCTTCCGTGATAACGCCAATTGAATTTGCGAGCACAGCAGGGTCGATAGGCAATGGCCGCCCTGTCCACTTTGCGATCAGCAGATCATTAGCTGCGCGACGTTCCGGGCTCATGCGAGTCCTTGGGCCTCTTGAAGAGTTGGGAGAGATGCTTGCATGTATTTGGGCTCACTCCAGATAAGCAAGTGACTGATGTATGCCAACGTAACTGCCAGCGGCCGTAAGTGTATGTTTTTTCATGAACCTGCGACAACCTAGCCTCCCAGGGACCACTTGGCCAGCTGCGAAGCAGGCCTCTGCCAGGCGGGCCGGCATCGACCGTGCCCTGTAGTGGGCTGCTCATTTGGATAAGTTGCGCGCGAACTCGGCCGCAACCTCGAAAGCCTGAGCGATCGGCAGCGTTACCGGCGGCGGGATCAATGGGCTTTCGGCGTTCTTCAGCGACACATCGGCTTCGCCCGTCTGGTTACGCCGGACCCTTGCGAGGACATCTGCCCCCCCTGGGCCGACGCGCAACAAATTCCATTTGTCCCGATCGATATCCTCGCCGATCACGGGGTTGTGCCAGCTCATGCCGGCAGGTAGTCCAGGCAGCGTCACGCCTTCGGGAGCTATGACACTGGGCTCTTGGGATCGCCGGAGAGCGGCGCGATGTGCAGATCGGGATGGCATGGTTCGCTGTTCTGGATGTGCTTGCTGCTCGGTCAAGCCGCGAGCCGGTGCTCGTAGAACGGGTGCCGCTTGTCGTCGAAGATCGCCTGCAACGCCCGGAGATTGGCCGGATCCGGATTGAGCCAGGCGTCCACGTGCTCGGGCTTGATGTTGATGATGGTCCGGTCGTGCCCAACCGCGGCCACCTCGGGCTCCGGCTCGTCGGTGATGGCGGCGAAGCTCAGCAGGTCCGGCTGCTCGCCGGCGGGATCTGTCCAGCGGGACCACAGGCAGGCCACCAGCATTGGCTCGCGGTCGCTCGGTTGGAACTGCACTACGCGATTCTTGCCGTCAGGCCCTTCCACGTTCTCGTAGAACCTGCCGACGACCAGAAGACCGTGGGTGTAGCCGAACTGCTCGCGCCAGAACCCCTGCAGGCTGTCCCGCCGGGCGTTGTAGGTGCGCGGGTACTTAGTGTCGTAGATCGGCGGCTTGCCGGCCGGACGGCACTGGTAACGCATCGGCTTGATGACGCGCTGGCCGCCCTCGGAGATGATCACCGGAGCGTAGTAGCCGGGGAAGATGCGGTAATCCCGTGCCTTCGGCTCGGTACGTTGCAGGTCTGCGATGCGGCCCTTGATCTGCTCAATCTTGGTGGTGGCGATGCGCTGGTCGTTGGCCGCCTTTTTGGTCGGCTTGGCGCTGGCCAGCACCCGCTCGGCATCCGCAAGGCGCCGGGCCTGCTTGAACAGCTCCTGCTCCATGGCCTGCATGTCCTCGGCGTCCCACACGGCAAGCTCTGCGGCGATCGCGGCCACGCCTCCCTCCCCGCCAGCGCGGAATGCATCGTCCAATGCCTTGGGGGTCTTGGGTCGCTTATCCGACTCGCCCTGCCGCAGCCACAGCTTCGAGAACTCCTCGATCGACATGATCGCGCCGAAGTTGCGCACCAGCTTCCGGTAGTCGGCCTGGATCTCAGCGGAGTAGCACATTGCAGTCCCTCAGCAGTCGCGGCCGAGATCTTCGAGGCCGTGCCAGGCCAAGATCTCATCGAGCCGCCGGGAGACGAATTGGGCATCCTCCCCCGTGACGGCTCCGTCGCCGACGACGTCCGCCATGCCGGCAAACGCTTGCCAGAAGTGGCAACGGTCGGGGCTGTTTACCAGCAGCGCCGGCACGGCCGCGTCCAGGTTGTCGAGGTGGGTTCGAAGCTCGGATCTGTCCATGCGGGCAGTATCGGCAGCACCGTCTCAGGGCGTGAGACAGTTGGCCGTAGACTGCTGGCATGGACACCACCACCCCCAGCCTCTTCGAGCAGCTGCAGCAGCGCCTAGCGGCCACGTCCGAACCGCTGGAAGTCCTCAACCAGTTCGAGGCGGAGCTGCTGTTTGCCTTTCCTGGTGAGGCGGCCGTGGTCGTCGAGCTGGTCTCATCCTGGGGTCATCGTCTGGGCGTGCTCACACACGACGACCTTGAGGGTTACGTCTAGGGCGCCGGCTGGGCGCTGCTCAGGCGCCTCGCGGGTTGAGCGGCCATCTTGGCACCGCGACCGGCAGATGCAGATTGGCAGCGATATGGGATTTCCCATATCGGCCTGTTACCAATGCTGGGGTCAGAATTGCCCGATGGTGCTCACGCAGGCAGTTCGATCCTCATCCAGTGGGTGACGCCCTCGATCTCGTGCACCTCGTCCCAGTAAAAGCGCGCACCTCGGTGCACTGCCTCACTCCAGAAACGATGCACGTCAAACGTGAGGACCGTTTCGTCTTCGCCGGGCATCTCACAACCAGCTTCGATTTTGATCCATTCCATGGTCGTCTCCGTGATCAACAGGCCCCAGCATCTTATCGAATCGGGACCGCCGAATCGTGAGGCGTGTTCGAGGTTTGCAGGGCAGCCAGAGCGTGCAGGCATAGCTCAAATGAACGTTTTTTTGCATGTGCGGGCCATGCATCTTGGCCTTGCGCCGAGATGACCTCGGGCCGCCGGCACTGATCGGCGCAGCACATCCGGAGAACGTAATGCATGCACTGCTGATCACCGCCGCCGCGGCACTTTTTGGCGTTGCCCTTCCCGCCGCCGCCGGCGAATCCAGCCAGTTTGGTCGCACCCTCCAGCTGTATCAGGAAACGTCCACCACCGGCGAGTCGCTGGACGCCTTCATATCCCGCATCGCGCCGCGCGCCCGCGCCGCATCGCTCAGCGCACGGGCGGTGGTGTGCGGCGAAATCCAGGGCAGCGACCCCTACACCCTCGCCCTCAAGACCGATGGCTACCCCGACGACTGCCGTGTGCCGAAGACCCCCGCGCCGTATGTGCTGGTGAACGGCATTGCCAAGGACGCGCGCGCCGACCACTTCTCGATCGAAAACCGGTTCCGCCCCGGCTACCTGGTCACGCCGTGGTCAATCAAATTTCAGGACCGTAGCAGCGTGCGCAAGGTTGACCCTGTCGGTCGCTGAGCAACTGCTTCAGCTGGTCAGGCCGCAGCCTGCTCGGCTTGCGCCAGACTGGCAGCAATCGCACTGTCTGTTGCCGCCTTGATCAGGGCCTGGAGCTTCCAGCCCTCGAGCGCCTGGGTCGCTTCCGCGCCGGGATAGCGGATGGCGTAGGTCGGCGCGATCAGGTCGGCGATCGGCGACGCCAACACGCCGAGGGCAGCGCCGCGGTCTTCGACCTGGAACGTCACTGTGCCGGTATCGTTGATCGGGTTCCAGATGATGGTGATCTGCTGCGCGAGCGGGTCCGCATCCGGGTCCGGCGTCACCACGTTTGCATCGTAGGCGGCGCGGGTAGCCGCCTTGATGCCCAGCAGCAGATGCACGCCGGGCTCGGTGACCATCTCACCCGGCACCTCTACGGCCGTGCCAGTCGCCGGATCAATATCGGTCGTGGCCGGCGCGGTGATGTCGTAGCTGCGGCCAACCAGGTCGCTGATCTGCACCGTGAGCACGCGTAGGAAGAAGCGCTCCAGCGTCTGCGTCCAGCCATCGGGGTGCGGCTTGGTGGTCATTTGCTCGATGTGGAACTCGACCGGCCCATCGTTGGTGGCCGGGTTCCATCGGATCTCGATGCGAGGCGACACGATTTTGGTCTGCGTGCCGAAGGTAGCGTTTTCGCTGATGATCATTTGGCTATCTCCATGCCATCCAGAGGGCCGTCGATCCACGCCATGATTCCCATGCCGCGCAAGGAAACTGCATGGGTATCCCAGCCGGTTCGCTCATCCAAACCACTGCCGTACTTCTTGACACTGACCAGGTCTGGCGTAACAACGAAGGTCCCACCGCTTCCGCCGCGCAGGAATTCCACCACGGCATTGAGTGTCGGTTCGATGTTTTGGCAGTTGGCCATGGCTTCCGCCAAGGCACCGCGGTGAGGTCGAATCTTCATATTTTTTCCAGTTTGACAGGTGATCATGATCAGTATCCAGTGACGTCGAGGATGGGAGAGCGCACCCAGGCCTGGCCGTAATTGCCAGGGGGCGGTTGCGGATTTCGGTCGGTGCCGGTGCGCAGATCCTGCGCGGTATCGATGGCAGAGATAGATGCGACGTTGCCGTTGATGTTGACCACGCCCTTGCGCCACAGCACCTGCACCTGCCACTGCGGGCCACCGCCGATCAGGCCACCGATGGCCAGCATGATGTTGCCGGTGGACCCAGCCAGCGCGGCATAGGTGCGACCTTCGGCCAGCGTGATCGATCCGCCTTGGTTGGCATTGCCCTGCAGCAGCGCACGCACCTTCATGTACTTGAGCGTTGCGTCGAAATGCACCTCATCGGTGTCGGGATTGGTGACCACCAAGTAGTCTCGCCGCCCGAAGTTCGGATAGTCGAAGACCATGGCAGTGAAGCTGCCGCTGGTGGTGAAGCCGGTGAACGTGAAACTGTTTCCGCTCTGGGTGCGCGTGGCGAGCACGGCGTTGCTCTCGCCCAGAAACGCGAGGGCAGGATTGGTGCCGGCGACCGTCAGGCTCCAGGTTTTGAGCACGCCGCTGCCTGTAGGCGTGATCGTCTGCTTCGACGCCAGCGCCAAGTTCTTCCAGGTTTCCGAGATGACAACGCGATTGGGGCCGGCCTCGAAGATTGCATAGGCCATCAAAACCTCCCGTAGAACAGGATGCCGCCGGCGCGGGCCGTCAACGTTGCGGAAGGCGACACCCAGCTGATCGTGTTGCCATCGTCACTGAAGTAAGGCAGCAGGCTATTGCCGGCACCCGTGTCTGCGATGAACCAGTAGTACAGCTGGTTGGCGCTCCCCGTAACCGGCACGGGCACCGAGCCATTGCTGCCGCTGGCGATCGCGATCGCCCCCATGTGCTGCGTCAGCAGGTCTGAGTCGGGCTGATCGGTGATCTGCAGCAGGACGACGCCGGTGTCGGCGTCGTTGATGATCAGGACGTTGGTCATGTCACTCCATAGCCAAGCGCCACCACACGGCGGCCGTTGGGCGCATAGGCGTAGAACTTCCCACCTACGAACTCGTTGCGACCGCCACCAGGCGTGGCCCCGATGATTTCCACCACGTCCGCCGAAAACGTGATCTTGCCGATCGTGCCGTTGTTGACTGAACGCATGCCGATGACCCTGTTGTTGACGTCAAGCGCCCACGTGTAAGAAGCCTCGTAGTTGGCCACCCCGTTCTCCACGCTGGTGATTCGCGTGGACATCGACTGACTCACCTGCGCGTACTTCGCATCGATACCACTCGCGGAGGGCTGCCACTTCGAAGGTTCGGTCTGTGCTGCACCGGCCTCCTCCAGCATCGGCATTAGCCAGAACACGTAGGGGTTGCTGCCCTGCCCCGACCACAGCTGGATACGTGCAGCCACGGTCCCTGACGGAGATGTCACAGCGACAAATGGGCGACGCCAGTTTTCAATCAATCTGCCGCCGCCACCGCCGGGGTCGTAGGGCAGCTCGGTGGTCTGCCCGCCGTTACCGATCTCATTGCCATTGACGTCGAGAAACACGACGCGGGCAAAGACCCCATAGGCGCGGTGTGCCGCCGCGTAGATCGACAGCATGTACCGCTTGTTGGCCTTGGCAGCGAAAGGAGCGGTGTTCCATATGTAGATGCCGAAGACATTGCGCGGGTCGCTCCATCCGAAGCTGTTGAGATAGGGCGGGTGCTGTCCATCACCACCCACGTTGCGCATCGCGATGCCTGCGCCCGATGTCCACTGGTCCACTGCCAGCGACCACCCCGAAGTGTCCGACTCGAACCCGGCATTCGGAATGATGTTGATGCCGCCTCCAAACTGCGACCTGACGGAGGTAAGCGCAATGCTGGTCGCAGTGGTCTCGTTGCCGATCTGGGTGACCTGCGTTTGCAGCGCCTGTACCGCGCTGGCGTCAGCCTTGCCTGCCAGCGTGGATTGCACGGTGTTGATCAGCTGCGACAGCGAAGAAATGTTGTTCTCGGCCTGGGTCAGGCGCGTGTTCATCGCCTGCACGGCCGACGCATCGGCCTTGCCCAAGAGGCTGGACTGCACCCCGCTCACATCTTGCGCGACGATCTGCAGCTCCTGCTCAATCTGCTGCACATCGGTGGTGACCTGCTGCATCGCCACGCCAATGGCGCCCACCGCTTCGGCCAGGCTTGCGTACTGTCCGATCGACGTCCAATAGGCGGTATCGGTGATGGCGGTGCCCACCGGTACGTCCTGCTTTGCCACATACAGCCCGCCGTCGTGCTTGACGATCGATCCGGACGGCCACGCCTGGTCCACCCACTCCGGTGCATCGACGAGCGCCTGCAGGTTGGCCAGATCCTGCGCCTGCTGTTGCAGCTTGTCGGCCAGTTCCTGATCGCGCGCGACCGCTTCGAGGAAGCCCTGGCGGATCTCCTCGGTGGTCTGGTCGATCGCCTGCCGCATCTCCTCCTGCAGCTCGCCCAGGTTCTTGCCCAGCGTCTTGGTGATGTACTTGGCTGCCACCGACAGCGTGCCGTTGGTGTTCCGGGCGCGGATGGCGAACGTCCAATTGCCCGAGGACGGGATGGGCGAGTCGAATGCACCGGTGTGGTAGCCGCTGTCGCCTACCGGCGTCATGGCGTCCCACGCCGGCATCGGCGCGCCCTGCTCCGGGGCCTGGGCGTAGCGAATCTCCGCGCCTGCCAGGTTGGCCGACTGGATGGTGTCGTTGAAAAAGCCCCAGCTGTAGCGCCGGATGCCGCCGGAGATCTCCTCCACGTCGAACAGGTCGTAGTTCACCGGCGGCGCGTCGGCGCCGATGGTCGTGTAGATCAGCGAGGCGCCCACGCCCATTTGTCCATCAGGGCCGAACGGGCGCACGTTGAGCGTGTAGGTGCCGGCGCGCGGGATGCGCCACCGCGCCGTGCGGGTACGCGTCTGTGCCACTTCCACCAGCTCGCCATTGCCGTCTGACGCCGAGGCGTAGACCACCGCGTGATCAAACGGGCCGCTGATATCGAACGTGGCCACCAGATCGGTGGCCGTGACATCGCCGGTGGTGATCTGGTCCTCATTGATTGCCAGGTTGCTTACCACCGGTCGCGTGGCCAACGATGACCCGCTGTCCGGCGGGATGTACTGACCGGTCTTGACGTACGTCCAGAACTCCGGCGACTCCGGCACCACACTGATGCTCGCGCCCTTGAGATCGCTCTCCGGCTCGATCGCCACCACCCGCACGCGCAGGCCGGGCGTGGCCTTGAAGTCGTAGATCCAGATCGTGTCGTGGGCCGGGTTGTCCTGCCAGCCGCTCTTAACCATCGGATCGTCATATCCCTCGCCCGGGAGCGCCGCATCGTCCGGCCATTCCTCAACGAGCTGGATGGTGTCGGTTGCCTCGGTGAAGTTGCGCACGCGGAACGTCCGATACACCGCCTCGCCCGGGATGCGCAGGCCGATGAAGGCGCTACGCGCATCTGGCGGCGGCACAGGCTCGTCCAGCGTCAGAGTTACCGTGCCCAGCAGCGGGCTGCGCTCTGCAGCCATGATGCGTCCGCCGAATCCCCACTGTGTGAGATCGTGCGAGATCGACAGCATGGACATGCGGCGATACGACAGATACTGCAGATCCTGAGCAAAGCCGATGTCCTTGTACTGGAACAAGCTCTGACCCAGGTGGTAGCGCGCCATCTCGGCCGCATGCGCCTCGCGGCCGATGCCCTCACCAGTCAGACGCGCCGGGTTGAGCATCGTTTCCACGCCTGGCGCCGGCACGCGCAGGGTCTCGACCGTCTTGGTCGTGCTGTCGAGATAGCTGTACTCGATGCCGTCAGCAGCGCTGGCCAGCGTGTAGTCCACGCTGAAGCTGCCCTTCTTCATCTCAGCCATGTTGACCACGCCCGAGAGCGGCTGCTCGTCGGCGGCCCACACCACCGACAGCCGGCCACCTGCCCAGGTGGTCTGCCCCATGCCAGCAAGCGCGATCGTCTGCAGTACCTCGTCGTGGTTGCGCTCTTCGGTCAGCCAGTAGTCGTAGGTGTAGCCGTTTGCCTCGCAGTGGCCCATGAAGCCCTGCAGCGACTCGATGTCGATCTCCTCGTCGCTCTTGCCCATGCCGGCGATGAGCCTGCCGTTCTTGTCGTAATAGCCGCGGACGTACTTGAGGATGTGAGCACCTGGGTTGCTGGTCTCTTCCGTGACCCAGCTGCCATTGCGCCACACCGGGACCGGCGAGGCGATGTGCTCGGCGCGCAACTCGTCGGGCTGGCCGTTGAGCTGGCCGGTGGCCTTCATCAGGATGCCGGTGCGCGCCAGGCCGGCATAGGTGGCTGTGTCCGCCTGCACGCTGCCCATCGTCGACCACTGAAAGTCGTTGCGCTGGGTGTTGTCGCCGTCGTAGTTGCCCAAGCCTAGGATGCGCACGCGCACGTCGTACTGGCCCTTGGCCACATCCGCAGACAGCGTCGCGCGCTTGCTGACGTCCAGCTTGTCGCCGGTGTACGTCTGTGTGGCCAGGCTGGCCCAGATGCCAGTACCGGCAGGTGCGTACTGCACCTGCACCGTCTCGGACACGTTGTACTTCTTGCCCGAGGTGCCCACGCCGCCGAGCACGTATTCCAGGTTGATCTGGATGCGCACGGTGTCGGCGCTGGTGGTACGCGTGACGAAGTCGGCCGTGTCCGGCAGCTCGCCGCCCTCGACCGTATCGACATTGCTGTAGAGCGGGATGGTCTGCTCCGGCATCTGGCTATATCCGGCGTGGTAGATGCTCACGCCCTCGTAGCTGGATAGCGCGGTGTCGCCGTTGCTGTACGCCTCAACGCGCCCGACGCCAATGCCCGGCGTGAGCACCATGGCCAGATACTGATCGTCCCCCTCGTAGAAGGTGTACGGCTTACTGGCAATGTCTGCCGCGATGGGCATGCGACCGAACAGCAAGCCAAGCGGCTCATAGGGGCGCATGCGGTTGCGTGGCGCACCCAAGTTGTAGACGGTGCCTGCAGCGCTCTGGCCAGCAGGGCTTTCAACCTTCGGCCCGAGTGTCTTATTGATCAGGACCGAGCCAGCCACAAAGGCTGCGGTGTACGCGACAGCCGCACCGGTGGTGCCCAGCCCCGCGGCCCACGTCGCGCCCGCGCCGCCGGTGAAGTAGATCAGCGCGGCCATCGCCACGATGTACAGCGCGTTCCGACCGACGGCGCCGCGCACCTCGATGACCTGGCGGTCCTTGGGGAAAACATGCGACCACAGGTGGCGCGGCACCACGCGCCCACCGATCGATACCGTCCACTGGCCCTGGTCCAGGTCGAGCACATGGCGGTGCAGGAAGTCGCACAGCCGCTCGCCAGGCTTCAGATCCATCGGGATATGCCGCTGGCCATCAAGCGTGACCGGATGCGGCGTCAGCACCAACTGGCCGTTATTGGCAGGCGTGGTCATCTGACCCATGTGTAATACCCCTCAATGCGTGCGCCGTAATCCGGCAGCTCGCGTGCCCGATGCAGCCAGCTGCTGCCGAGCGCGCTGGTTGTGTGAAGCACCCAGCCCTCGTGGGCTAGGTAGAAGAAGATGCCCACGTGTCCGGGCCGGCTCTGGCCCTTGTCGAACATCAGCACCAGGTCGCCGTCGACCGGCTTATCGGTGGGCACGGCGTAAGCCCGGGACAGCTCGCCCAGGGCTGCCTGGCCAGCAGCACCGCGCGGGCGCCGCGCCGGCATATGCACCACCCGGCCGAACAGCTCCCGCTGCACCTGCACCACCAGGTCTGCGCAGTCGTAGGTTTCGGCGTCGTAGGGGATGTTGAGGAAACGCTCAACCTCGCTGATGCGCATCAGAAAATCCCCGGCAGCGTGTGTGGATTGGCGCGGAGCTTCACTGCCTGCTGGCGCATGAAGAAGTCCACGCCGATCTGCGCGGTGATCAGCGGGCCGGCAGCGCGCACCTGTGTCAGCGGCAGGTAGAACCGCCGAGCAATGACGTCGGGTTGCACACGGTCCGTGACCAGGACACGGCACATCACCATTTCGTTAGGCTGCATGCGCTCCAGGTCATCGGTGATCCCGCGCCCCACGTTGTCCACTTCGAGCTGTGCGCGTGGCGTTTGGCCGGCCTGGTCAGCTGGCGGCGTGAAGCGGAACGGATACCCGACGTACGTGTTTCCGTTGCTTACCCAATCCTGCGTGTCGTTGGCAATGCGAAGGACCGCGCCGAACGATGGCGCGGTCATCTCCAGCAGCTCAAGTGGCCCATCAGGGTCCGTGACGCGCTGCCGGCGTTCAAGGAAGTTGCTCATCGCAGGTACTCCACGACGGCCTGCCGCGTGCCCTGGGTGAAAGCCGAATTGGTGGCTTGAAGCCGACCGATGGCGCCACCCTTGAAGCGCGCGGAGATCTGCTTGCGAGTACGCGGATGCACCATGTCGAAGTAGCCCACGCGACCGATTTCGTCGAAGTAGAAGTCGTCAAACGCGACCATCGACTCAGCTGTCAGGAACACCATGGTGATCGGCAGCTCCACCATGACGCGCGTGTTGATGATTGCCTGCTTGGCCGGGCCGCGCTCCATCTCGGTGCGCTGCGCGGACGGATCCGGCTCTTCGCCGAGATCTGACGCAAGCAAACGCACCCCTACTGGGAGACTGGCCATCAGCGCTGCTCCCTCAGTCCGAAGCGAGATTTCGCGGCGCCAGCCGTTCGTCCGCCACTTCCCATGTCATCCGCGATGATGTCGACAACGAGTTTCCTTAGCTCTCTGCCGTCAGGCATCGTTGTCCGCTGCTCTCGCGTCTGCACCTGCCCACCTCCGTAATTGTTGATCTCGATCTTTGTCTCGGGAGCCGCATAGCTGCCGCCTCCCGAAGCCATCGGTGCTGCCGGCACCACCTGGCCGCGATTCCCTGGGATCAGGTAGCTGCGGCCTCCCTGCTGGAACAGCTCCGGATCGCCGCCTTCGCCCACCTCGTACAGCGAACCCGGCGCAACCGGACCACCATTCGCGCGGCCGCCGCCGAAGCTCATCCAGCCACCACCGGCAAACGACCCGGCATTGCTGCCGAAGTTGAGGTTGCTGCCCGCGCCTGCGGCGGTACCGGTCCACGATCCACCTGCACCACCGCCCGTCAGCCCGCCCATGACGGTGCCAAGCAGGCCGACAGCCGCCTGCTTGGCGGCGTAGCGCGCGAGGTCGGCGATCATCGAGTCCACCAGGCTGCTGAAAGAGAACTTGCCGGTTTGCGCAAACTGCACAAACTGGTCTTCCCACGAGCTCAGGCTGTTGGAGAAGAACGACCCCGCCTGCTCCGATGCGTTCTGCGCGGCGAAGACGTAGTCCTCCCACACGCGGGTGAAGCCGGTGCGCCAGTCACCGAGCAACTGCATACGCTGCTGCTGGTAGCTACGTTCGATCTCCAGCGATCGCTCCCGGCTCGCCTCGAGCATGGCGATCTCGTTTTGGTACTCGCCCTGGCTGAGCGGGTTCTGCCCGCGCTGCTCCTTCTCCAGCTTCTCCCGCTCGCGCAAGTACTCCCGCTGGATGTCCAACTGCCGCTGCAGCATCTGCGTGGCGTCAGCGCCGCGGCCGATGCCCATCAGATCGACATCAGACTGCTCCTGGCGTTGCTTCTCCAGCTGCGCCAGCCGCTCGGTCAAGGCCGCCTGCGCCACCAGATCACGCTGCGTCTGCTTCGCCTTCTCGGCCTGCGCATCACTCGCCTGTAGCTGCGGGATCATCGCCTGCAGCAGCTGCTTGCTCGCCGCCGTCATCGTGTTGGTCTTGTCCGCCAGCAGCTGCCGCGCCTGGATCACCAGCCGGTCGCTGGCCGATACCTTGTCGCCGCTCTCGGCCAGCTGCTGGTTGGCGGTGATCTGCCGCTGCACGCTGGCGATGAAGCTCTGCGCCGCGTTGTCGTCCGTGTTCGCCTTGCCGATGCCCTCACGCTGATTGAACTGCTTGTCCACCTGCGCGTTCGATTGCGCGATCAGCCGCTGCATCGATCCGTCGAAGTGGCGTGCGTCGCTGTCTGGCAGCTTGTTGTAGATCTCGATGATCTTGTTGAGCGCGGCCTGCTTTGCGCTCGCCCGATCCAAGCCTGCCATTCGAGCGTTCAGAGCCTCGGATGCAGCCTTCTCAGCTGCTTGGCTGTCGTGCAAAACCTTGTTGTAGTCCTCGACCGCCTTGCGGTTGTCGGGAGCCTCTTCGTTGACGGCCGCCGGCAGTCCGTATGGATTGCGCGCCTGAGCCGACAGCCGGCCCATCTCATCCTTCAGGCCGGCCAAGAGGGCTAAGCCGGTACGCGGACCTGCGCTGGCCAGCTTCGCGATCCAGGAATCTTGCAGCCCGCTGTTCCGGCCGATATCCGTAAGCGCGCCGCTGAAATTGACCAGTGCCCCCCAGGCGCCGCTGATCTCGTCCTTCATGGTGCGCCACCCCTGCGCCATCCCGGGCATGACGGCCTCGGTCTGGTTCGCAACGTTGATGGATCGCTCGTAGTACAGCTGCAGTGCTTCGGCCACGGCCTCCTGCTGCCGCCCCTCTTCCTGCAAGGTGATGATCCGCTGCAGCTGTGCGGTGTTGAGAAAGCCTTCCTGCTTGTTCAGTTCCACCAGCGCATCGACAGGATCACGTGCGATGCGCTGGAACGCCTCGACGGTCTTGCTGGTGGCCTGGCCGGTGGACGCCTCCATGCGTGCCGCTGCCTCGGCCACCATCGTGAACTGCTTGCCGGCGAACTGGCCGGAAGCAGCGACAGCATTCAGCGCATCAAGCGCCGCGCCTCGCGTCACGCCCTTCAGATTGTCCAACTCCGAAACCAAGCCGCGGAACTGGCCACCGCTGATATCCGCATTGCGGCCGGTGAGGATCAGGTTCTTCTGGAACTCGAACAGCTCATCCTGGCTTTGCTTCAGCGCCACCGCCAGCGCGAGCGCAGCGGCAGCCGACACGGTCATCGGGTTGACCATGCCCAGCACATACGAGGACACAGCCTTCGCAGCCGGGCCGATGCCGCCGAGCTGGTCCTTCAGCTGTCCACCCTGCTGGATCGCCACCATCCAGATCGGCTGTCCGGCGACCACGCTGGTGACGATGTCCGTCATCTGCGCCGGGATCATGCGCATCGCCGCGGCCGTCTGGCGCGCGGTCATGCCGTACTGCTCGGTGGTGTTCTTGGACTTCAGCAGCGCCTGCCGGCTTGCCTCGATCTGCGCCTGGTATTGCTGCATCACCTGCGGCTTGATCAGCCCCAGGTCGCCGGCACGCTCCAGCCGCTCCTCCATCTCGGCCAGCCGGTTCAAACCGGCAACGGTGGGATCGATCTGCGCGAGCAGGCGCTTCAGGTTGATCTCCTGCGCCTGCGCCGCCTCAGCTGCTGCACGTGCCTGGTTGGCGGTGCGTGCCTCGGCCTCCTGCAGCGCACGCGCACGCGCCACCATGCGTTCCTGCTCGGTACCGGCGCGCGACATCGCCGCAGCCTGCACGTCGATGCCCGCCGCCGCATCGCGCGCAGCCTCAGCCAGGGCACGATCCGACAGGTTCGTCGTGCGGCCTGCTTCGGCATAGGCCATCGCCTGCTGCGCGACGCTGCGGTAGCGCGCCTCCTGCTCTGCCAGCTGCCGTTCCAGCTTCTCCGACGCCGCGGCAGACGCACTCGCATCGGCAGCAGCACTCTTGCCCGCCGCACTGTAGGCCTGCAGTCCAGCCGCCGCACCGGTGAGACGGCCTTCCATGGCCGCCAGCGCCGAGACAATCTCCGCCTGCGCGCGGTTCATCGCCTGTAGTTCGATGATTACCGTGCCGGTACCGACGCCGATCCGCTCCAGCGCTCCGCCCAAACGGTCGCCGAGCGCAACGGCTGAGCGGTCGATCGAGCGGGACATCGACTGGAAGTAACGCTCCAGCCGATCTGCTGAGCCACTGGCCTTGTCGGCGGCGGCGGCGTTCTGGTCCAGCGCCCTGGTGCTTTCGACCAGGCCACTCGAATCGACCTTAAAGCCAAGTTCGGCGATATCCATCAATCAGCTCCAGGTGTTGCTCGGTTCCGGCGGCCGCTCGCGCGCCGCTGCTTGTTCTTCGCGCACGGCACGCAGGTAGGCGTCGTCCATCGCCATGAGCATCTCCACCTCTTCGGGGAGCACATCGCGCAGCAGCAGGCGCTGCCACGCGTCGAGTTCGGCGTAGGACAGCGCCTCAGGGCCGGATCGGCGCCGGCCTGAGATCAACCAGAACCAGTCCCACACGTGGGTAGCTTCTTCTGGCATGTCGACGGCGGGCGCCGGTTCGTCGAAGCGGGCGTTGCGCTGCCGCCGCGTCTCGCCCTTCGCGTCCGGCATGTCGTACCGAACGGTGAGATACGTGGCGTCAGAGATCCTCGCCTTCAGGGCTGCGAAAAAACTCCGCGCGGTTCCCCAGCTCCACCTCGAGCTGGTCGCTGATCCACGGCAGCTCCTTCAGCACCTTGCGCAGGGCTTCGTCGGTCAGCGCGGGTTTGCTGCCGTGGAAGGTCAGGTCGCCCCGCCACTCCCATCCGCCCACAGACGCAACGAGCATGTCGGTGCGGCCCTGCTCCATCTTCTCGGCGGTGATCTTGCCCTTGCCCATCAGGCGGTCGTTCAGTGCCTTGCGGCTGGCCGCGCGCACATTCGGGTGGGTATCGGGCAGCAGGGTGATGCGCAGGCCCACCGGAGCCTCGGTGGCGGGATGCTTGATATCGATGACGCGCTCGGCGGCAACGATGGTGGTCAATTCGGTCATGAGTGATCCTTTGCGATCGATCCGGAGAGGAAGCGGGGGAAGCCGGCTGGATCAGATCCGGCTTATCAGGCGGCCGCCCTATCCCCCGCTGTTCGGTTACGGGGTGACGGGCGCCGGCACTTCGATCGGAACCTGGTTCAGGGCGAGCGAATAGACGTGCAGCACGAAGTCCTCGTTGCGACCGCCCGGCGTGCGGGGGCCGGTGACCAGGCCTCGCAGGTACTCGATTTCGCCGGACGGGCGCTCGACCTTGAAGGCGTAGGCGTCGGTGACCGACGGCAAGCCGGCGGCACGCATCGCGACCTGGCCCGGATCGTCCAACACGCGCGCCACCTCGACCTCGGGGTCGCCGGCATTCGAGATGCCCTTGCCCTTCAGTGCGACAGCGGTGTCCCACGTGTCGTAGGTGACGATGTTGGTGGTCAGACCGCGCTCGCCGACGCTGCCGACCTTCTTGACCTGCACCCAGGTCAGCGCCGCGAACTGGGTCTGGGTCAGATCCTCGTTCTTCGGCGTGGCGCAGATGTAGAGCTTGGAACCGCTGTTGGTTTGTGCCTCAGCCATTGCTGATATCTCCTCGCTTTGGGCATAAAAAAACCCGCCACGGGGCGGGGTTGGGGAACTGCTATGGGCGGTTGCTACACGAAGCCGCGCCACATGATGGTCACCGGATGCATGTGCCGCTCCGGGTCTTGGATGATGGTTGAGGTCCACGGCTTTCGGTATACGCGCATGCCGGCGAAGGTCGTGCCCTTGGCGAAGGCGGTGATGATCTGGTCGGTGATGCGGGTGCCCACCATGATCCCTTTGCCGGGGCGGTAGCACGCTGACAGCTGGCCGAAGCCCTGAAGCAGCGACGGGCCATCGTCGGCCATGCCGTAGTTCTGCGTTCCGTTCGGGAACCACTGCAGCTCCAGCCAGCGAGCATCGTTGTCTGTGGGCGGCGTGAAGCTGACCCCAGGATAGGCACAGGTCAGTCCCTGGTCGGCGGCGAACTGGATCACCAGCGCGACGAAGGCGTTGTAGATCGCGGTGTTGCTCATGGAATGCGTGCCTTCACCTTCGCGGTGACCTCTTCGACGATGAAGTCCCAATTCTGCGCAGCGGCTCGCATGAAGCCATTGCCGGCCTGCTCGTACTGCCGGCCCAAGCTGTCCTTGCCGCTGAATCCATGCTCCATGCGCATCGCGTAGGCAGCTGTCCAGCCGGCCCACACTGTCTCGCCCAACTGCAGAGATGCGAAGACCAGCGCGGGATCCCCACTATCCGAGGTTGCAGGTCCATCCTTCGACGCCGCCCTCGAGTTGCGCAGCGTGCCTGTATCCACCGGCATCTTTCCGCCCTTCGCCTTCGGCGTGCTGGCCTCATCCATCACCGCCTGCGCCGATTCGCGAAAGATGGCCTCCTGCCGCTGCTTCGCCTTTTCCGCGAATGCACGGACCTGGTTACCGAACTTGCTTGCCACGTAGCACCTCCGCCGTCATGTCGATCCGGTACTGCTTCATGCAGCGACAGCCGACGATCTCCTCCGGGCCCGCGCCCAGGCTCGTGTCGCCCGGGTAGTTCAGCAGTGCGCCGCTGGGCGACTGGAATGGCTCGCCGAAGGCGCGCCGCTGCCCGTTCATGGCTTTGTGCGTGTGCCTGGTGCGCTGGTCGCCAGTGTCCGACCACGTGCCGATGACGTTGTCTGCCGACAGCGCGCCGGATTCGATCTGCTGCCGATACGCCTCCTCGCGTCCAGCGCTTAAGCTGCCGATCGACTCGGTGCGCGCAATCATCTCGCCACGCAGCTGCAGCTGCCGGTCGGCGTAGCGTCCAGCGATCTTGTCGATGTCCGCCTGCGATACCGGCTTGCCGGCGGCGATGGCGCGCTTGACGATGCCGTCGAGGCGCTTGTCGCGGCGCTTACGGCCGAAGTACTTCGCCATCTCCTTCGGGTCACCGCTGGCCAGCTCCCCGCGCATGCTCTGCACGAACTGGCCCTGCTGCGATGTCAGGCCCAGCACGCCGCCGGTGCGCCGACCCGTGTCTCCTACGCGCCCCACGATGTCCAGCGCGCTCTGACGCGGATTGCGGCCAGCGACCATGCCGCTCTCCAGCACGTTGCGAATCAGCGTGCGCTGGTCGTTGACGATGCCGGTGATGAGGTTGCTGGACTTGTCGCGCAGCCAGGCCTCGGCGGTGGGGTTGCGCAGGTCGAAGCTCGGGCGCAGCGCGGGCGAACGCACGTCCTGCCGTGGCTTGTAGTTGCCGGTGATGATCGGATCCAGGCTGAGCCGCATCTTCGGCATCTCCGACACACCCTGCTGCCCGCCTGCCGCGTAGGCGTTGCGCAGCGCTTCGCCCAGATCCGCAAAGCGCGGCTCGTCCAGCCCCATGACGGTGAGCACGTCGTCGATCCGCCCGGCCTGCAGCAGGTCCGCGATGAGCTGCACGCCTGCCTGACTGGTGACCTCGGATATCGCCTTGAGGAACGCGCGCGCGATGGCCGGCTCCAGCTTCGCCGCCAGCTGTTCGAGTTGGCGGGAAGTTGTTGCGGCCATCAGCGTCTCGCATGGAATTCGTACATGAGGATCTGCCCGCCCGGTGACAGCGGCTGCAGGTCAATGAAGCGATACAGCACGCTGCCGAGCAGGATCCTGTCGTGCAGCGTTGGCTCAATGGCGACATCGGTGGAGATCAGCCCCAGCTTGTCCCCCTGCAGCACCAGCGTGGCGTCGCGGTTGGTCAGGCTGTAATCGACTTCCACCACCTTGCAGTCGTGCCGCGTCGGTGGCCCCTGCTGCGGGTTGTGCGGCGGCCCGGTGATGGCGCCGTCGCGCTCCAGCTGTGTGGCGTATCCGTAGCCACCGATCAGCCTGCGAGCGGTCGCTTCCAGTCGTGCATAGAGCGCGGCGGCCATCAGACCACCCCCACGGCTGGCATCACCATCGGGCGACGCAGCAGCGGCGCCAGGATCTCGTCGATGCCCGGAATGACCGGACGGTTTGGCGTGCTGCCTGCAGCGGTGCTGGCACCGTATGAGACTTCGATCGGGCCGACCTTCTCGCGCGTGACCTGCGCGCTCGCGACGTAGTCCGGCGATAGGCTGCCGGGCTCGATCAGCTCGCGCAGCGCTGCTTCGTACGCCGCGTGCTCAACCTCGATAGGCACCACGTCGGCGGCAATCGGGTTGCCGTCGTAATCCAATGCGCCTGTGCGGGGCCATTCGTTCGGCTGGCCCCGCCCGTCAGTGCGCACGCCGGGGAACATCGACTGCCACCGGCCCGAGGACAGCAGCACCCGATACCGGCCGTCGATGTAGTCGGTACCGCGCACCAGTGACGCCGTGCGGGCCTCCTCGCTGCCTGCTGCCCATGCCGTGTTGCCACGGATCCGGTGATAGTCGTCTGCTCCTTCCAGCGTGCCGTACATGGTCAGCTCCCGGTCTTGGACTTCTCGGCTTCGTCCAGCGCGGCCTGCAACTTCTCCAAGCCCCAGCGCTTGTCGTGCTTGATGCCGCCGGCTTCCAGCTTTGCGATCAGATCGACCTTCTTCTGGTCATCGGCGGCCTTCGCGTCGATCACCGCCTGCGCGGCAGTAGCGGCTTCGGCCTTCAGCGCGTCGAGCGATGCGCTGATACGTGCCTCGCGGTCCACCTCGTCCAGCGAATTCCAGTCTTCCAGCGACAGGGCCGAGGCCTTGAACGCGTGCTGCACGACATCGTCGCGCGTGACGCTGTCGCCGCCTTCGATGAGCAGGATGCTATCGGGCAGGTTGAACGTGCCGAGCAGGAACGGCGCGGTGTCGTCCTCCGACTCGCTGAGGATGTTCGCGGCGAGCCACGCCTGCACGACGGCGTTTTTCTTGATGGCCTGCCAGTTGGGCACGATGGCCGGCGAGCCGGGAATGATCTCGGTGCCGTCCGGCAACGCCAGCGGCGTCTTGTGGTTATTGCTGATCTTCATTGCATGCTCCGGTGTGGCCCCGCCGGTGACGCGCGGGGCCGTTGTGGATCAGATGCCGTCGACGTAGACGACCTGCTTCGGGAGGCGCACGTCCAGGCCGCCCAGGCGCATCACGCCCGGGATGTCCCAGCGCAACGGGCCGGACTGCCACGCGGGCAGGAAGCGGTGCGGCATCGGCATGTGCAGCTTCAGCACGTTGGCGTCGTAGCGGTACGCGACCATGCGGGGCACGCCGCCGACACCTGCGGTGTCCAGGCCGCGCTGGCCCCGCACGGTCAGTGGCTGCCCTGTCTGCACGGTGTAAACGTTGTTCGCCAAGAACCATTGCAGGATGGTCATGTCGCTGTTGTCGCTCATCTTGCGAGTGGCGATCAGCAGGTAGCGCAACCAGGGAAGCAACAGTCGATCTGCGATCGCTGCGGTGTTCGTGCCATTGAACACATTCAACAGCGCCTGGTTCATGTCGCCGACAATCTCGTCGGGAGTGGCGTTGGGCCAGTCGCCAGTGGGTGCCGCTACCGGAGTGACACCTGCTGCGTTGAACAGGCCGCTGAACCCCTTGCTGGCGTCGCCGAACAGCGCGACGCGGTCGACCATATCCTCGGATGCACGACGCGCGACGGCTGCGTCCTCGTTGGGCAGGTTGATACCGAGCAGCTGTGCGCGGCCGATTTCTTCCCAGCCGTAGCCGTAGCCGATACCAGCGGTGTGCACGCCGGTCTGGAACTGCGAGCGGTTGGTGCCGGCCTTCGGGATATCGTCGGCGTTGCCGTTGATCCAGTCGGCCTTACCGTACTGGTCCTGCGAGTAGTAGGTGACCGACGTGGCGAACTCGCTGCCGGACGTATCGACCGGGATCAGGTCGCGGTACTGGATGTCCGGATAGACGGTGCGGTAAACGCCGGGCTCGATGATCGTGGTCTGCGAGACCACGAAGCCCATGACTACCTGGGCGTCGAAGAGTGGATGTGCACGCATGCGGATAGGCTCCTTAGCCGAGACGGACGACGGCCAGCTGGGCTGCCGCGGTGGTGCTGGTGTCCCAGCGGGCGCCATTGATGGCGGTGTTGTTGGTGGCGACGTTGGTGAACGCGCCGGCTGCGGTGAGGTACACCGGATCGCCGGCGGCGACGGCGACCGAGGCGGTCACCCAGATGTCGCCCTTGGTGATGACGCGCGCCGATGCACGCTGCGGGAACAGGTCCAGGCCCGTGGCCGAGCGATCCAGCAGCGTGATGCCGACGAACTTCAGGTTGGCGCCGCCGAACGTGACGATGCCCTTATCCGTCGCGCCCTGTGCCACGGCCAGGCCGAACGCGAGGCCGGCGACGTCCTCGACAGTGCGAGAGATGACGGTGGACGGGATCATCGTGGCCTGCATGCCGCGCGTGGCTGCAGGCTGGATGTCCGGGTAGTTGGTTTGCAGTGCCATGGCTTAGGCCCCCTGGTTCTTGGTGCGGTAATCGAGGCCGGCGACGGACGCGGCGTAGCCGTTGTCCTGCACGACGGTGCGGTGTGCGGCGCCATCGCTCAGTGCGCGCGCGACCGGGTCGAACGGCTTGACGCCATCGGCGAGGATGTCGAAGCGCGCCTCGATGTAGGCGTCGCCCTTGCCGGCGATGGCGGCGTCGCCGAGCTTGCCAATGACGGCCGCCTTGCGAACGTCCGCATCGCTCTTGCCGCGGTAGTCGGTGTCGTGGATCGCCTTGGCCGTGGCCAGCAGGTCACCACGCGCCTGCACGCGCGCGTCCAGGGCAGCGGCGTCCAACACCTTGCCCTTCAGGTCGTCGATGGCGGCATCGCGCTTGGCGATCTCGGCATCCTTCAGCGCCAGGGCTGCGGTGTGCTCGGTCGCCTGGCGCGCGGCAACTGCGGTGGAGTCGGAGAGCTGGCGCTGCAGCTTGTCGATGGCGATGGCGCTGGCGTCGGTGCATTCGACCGGCAGCCCATCGACCATGACGGTCCGGGTGTTGGTGTTGCTCATGGTGTTGTTCCTCGTTGGGTTGTCGGCGCGATCCTTTCCACCGGGGGCGCGCCCATCCCCGATGCGAAACTGAGAGCCGGCCCGGCCACGGCGGACCAGGGCCAGGTGGTTGTTGCGGATGTTTCGCTGCACCGCGTCGTAGTGCTCGCCTTCCGGCGTGGTTCCAGCTGTCCAGTCGATCTCGGCCGAATAGCCCTGCGACAGCTCGCGCTTGCCGGCCTCGTAGTCGGTGATGGCCTGTTGATCCATCAAGACCAAGGGCACGCGCACGCGCGTCTGGTCGTGGGCAACTTCGTCTCCGGTCTGGCCGACCGCGTACTTCTTCCAGTTGTCAGCGTTGACCTGTTCCGGCGGGTGGTCGTTCGTCATGGGCCGATGCGCATAGCTGCGCAGCGTCTCGTCGGAGAACACCTCCTCCGGCGGTCGATACAACCGCACCACCTCCAGATCAGGCCGCCCGAGCTCGCTGCCCAGGTAGTCTTGGATGCCCGTGCGCGCGACGAATGCCTCAGCCACGAGGTAGCCGTCCGCGGTGCGGCGTGGCGCCGTCACCGAGACTCGATCGGTTAGAAACATTGGGTACTCCTGATATATGTAGAGGCCCTGCAGCCCGCGCTACACTTGCCCCGAAGCAAATTTCCCGGGGGAATCCATGCGCCTCATCGCTTTCATTGCTGCTGCGCTCTGCGCGCCTGCCGTAGGCGCCACCGATCTTCTCTGCGATGGACAGATTTACCTTCCGCCGAGCGATCCAATCTCCCAATCCAGCCTGGCCACCGTCGATTCGAAGTCCGGAACAGTTCGGATCAAAACGCTCAATGGATGGGCTGTCGGCCCTCTCGGTAATGACCCACAGACCTACATGGGGATTTTGGTGACCCCTTCAGGTAAGACTTACTGGTACAACCTTGATCGCTACACGGGCGATGCAATCTGGATGATCCATCCGACATCTGTTGTCGAATTCAAGGGAAAGTGCCAACTTACAAAGCCGATGTTCTAAGGCTCACTACCCGATCGATATCTGATCCTGCACAGGCACGGCAGCTATCGCGGCTGCCGCCATCTCTTCCTCGCCCTGCTCTTCCTGCCAGTCAGGGTTCGCTTTGGTGAAGTCGTCCATCGCCGACTCCAGGCCAGGCGCCACGCCCGCCTCGGTCAGCATGTTCACCGCCACCTCGGCCAGCACCTCGTCGGGAATGAGCTTGGTGTCGGCGAGGGTCTTGATCGTGTCGGCCGTGGTCTTGCCGTTGGTGGCGCGCTCGGTGTCGCTGGTCTGCCACAGGCTGCGCCAGCTGTAGAACACGTCCTTCGGTCGGCTGCCGAGCGCCGAGTAGATCAGGCACTCATCCAGCACCGACATGGCCGGCGTGTAGATGAGCTCCTGGCTTGCCTTGATACGGTCGTAGTAGTTCCGGATGTCGTTGTCGCCGGTGCTGTTCAGACCGCCGGGCGACTGCCCCAGCAGACGCGTCAACGGGATATCCGCCGCGCCCGACACCTGCTGCAGGAAGGCCAGCATCACATCGACCAATCCGCTGAAGGAGGCCGACTTCTGCGTGTACGTCTCCTCCCCATCCAGCACCAGCATGCCGTTGATGCCCTTGGCCATCGCCGCGAGCTGCAGGCGCTGAAGCAGCTGCGCCTCATACGCAGGATCTGCCAGCTGCGACATGAGATTCGGGATGTTCAGCACATCGACCTTCGCCTCGAACACCAGGCTGTCGATGTTGGCGCTCGTGTTGTCTGACCGCTTTACCGAGTCGCTCACCGCCATCAGGACCGAGTCGCCCCAGCCGTCACCGTGATCGATGTCCGGATCTGGCCGATGGGCACCATGCAGGATGACCAGCCGCGAGGGGTGAATCTCGACCTGGCCAGCTCGGGCTGAGGTGAGCGTGTAGAACGCAGGCCGGCCGAAGCTGGGCGACTCAGCGTCGCGATCCAGCTCGCCTGCGCTCAGGATGCGCTTGGTCAGCACGTTCAGGTGCTTGATGCCCTCTTTCCTCACCCGCGTCGGGTCCAGGGGCTTGCTGACATCCGACTCGCCGGTACCGATGTAGATCGCTGCGCCACCGAACAGACGCGCCTTGGTGTGCGCCTCCAGCAGCTTCACCTGCAGGCCAAGGCGCGTCTCTTCCGCCTCAAGGGCGCTGATCTGAGTCTGATCGGCATTCCACGTCCGCCAGTTGCGGCAGCCGTCAAGCGCAGGAATGTCGATGATCTTGCGAGCGAGCCACGTGCCGCGGTAGGCGTTGCTGGCATCAATGTCGCTCAGCGGCGCGAGCGCGTAGTGGCTGTGCACCGCCTTGTCGCGCGACGTGCCCAGGTTGGCCACGAGATTGACCAGCCCGTCTTTGAATTGTGCGAGCTTGCCCATCAGAGTGCGTTTCCAAGGTTGTAGGTGCTGCCAGTGACCAGCTCAGCGAAGGCGCCAGAGAGCGCGTCGACCTGGTCGTCGTGTTTGGCGTTTGGGAACTCGGCGATCTCGTCGAGGAAGGCGGCCACCCATGGGCCATTCACCAGCTTGATGTTCCCGGCCTCGGCCTGTGCCTCCACCGGTGTTGCGCGGACCTCCTTCGATCCGGACTCGATCGCGGCCTTGATGTCCCAGCCGGCCAGCAGCTTGACCTGGTGCGCGGCGTTGGACTTGCCGGCGGCGCCAGGATCCTGCGGGATGCGTACCTTGATCGTCCTGCCGTCCTGCCGCGCGGTGTTCGTCAGCATCCGCTCCACGCCGGCGGGCGACACCTGGTCGCGCACCACGTCGAGCACGTAGTAGATGCCGCCAGCCTCGCCCAGCAGCAGGCCGACCGTGTAGTCGGGATCGCTGCTGGTCTTCTCCTTCGGATCGGTGGCGGCGAAGTCCCAGCGCCGAACCTTGCGCGCGGTCGAGATGGCCGGCGCCGCTTCCACGACCTCGAACCAATCCCGCTTGAACGAGCCACCGTCGCGCGGTGTTGGCCGCTGCTGGTACTGGCCGGCATACGCGTAGGTGCCTTTGGCGCGCTTCAGCCGTTCGATCTCGGCGCGGGGGAAGCGCTCCGGAAAGAGCAGCTCGCCCTCCTGGGTGCGCGGATCCTCGAAGAACAGCTTGCCGTCGACGTAAGTGCGGCACGGACCGCCGGTCTTCTTGCCGTCCTTGTCCGTCCGCTCATCCTCGAACTCCATCGGGAGGTTGAGGTGGACGAAGCCCAGGTCCAGCTCCATCGCCACCGCTGCAATGTCCTGCTGGTGCAGGCGCTGCATGATGATGACCATGGCCGACGACGTGATGTCGTTGAGGCGGTCGGTGATGCCCTCGCGGAAGATGCGGACGGCGGTCTTGCGCTCGGCATCGCTCTCGGCTGTTTCGGTCGAGTGCGGATCGTCGACCTTGACCCGGTCGCCACGTCCGCCCGTCATCGAGCTGAAGGGTCGGGCCTCACTGAAGCCGTTGCCGGTGTTCTCGAACTTGCCCTTGGCGTTCTGGTCGCCGCGCAGCTTCAGCGGCCACGCCGCTTGGTACTGGTCGCTCTCGATGAGGCGCCGCAGCTTCAGGTTGTCGCGCAGGACGTTTGGCTGGCTGTAGGAGGTGGCCAGCGTCTGCAGGTCGGCGCGGCCGCATGGACCCCACTCCCAGGCAGTCCAGAACACCAGCACCAGCGACTTCATCATGCCCGGCGGCACGGTGATCAGCAGGAACTGGATGCGACCCTCTGTGACCGCCTCCAGGTGCAGGCACATCGCCCGCAGTGCCCAGCCGATCTTGAGCGGCCGGGTCGGTTCAAGCACGTGCCAGTGCTCGCGAATGAATCCCTCCAGCGACTGCGACCGCGCCCGGATGCCTTCGACATCCTCAGCGATGCGCAGGCGCTCCCGCTCAGCCTCCCGCCTGGCCCTCTCCGCTCGGATCTCCGCCAGCGACGGCAAGCGGACCAAGGATCGATTCAAGGCGATCGAGGTCATCGTCGGACACATTGCTCAGGTCGTAGGTGCCGATGGCACCGGAATGGCGGTGGCGCTCGACGGCGAGGCCGTACAGCTTTGCCTTGCCCATGGTGGCGGCGACCATCGCGGACGCCTGCTTCTCTCCCTGGGCAATGCCCCGGGCTTCCTCCAGCTCTGCAGCCAGGGAATGCACGGTCACGGCTGCCTGCTGGGCGACCTTGGCCTGCGCCTTCTGGATGGCGGCGGCGATGTCGGGTTTGGTCAGGTTCTCCGACCCGACACTCCTGGCGGTCTTCTCGCTGTACCCGGCGCGGATGGCCGCTTGGGTTGCGTTCTGGTCCTTCAGGTACTCGACCACGAAGCGCTGCTGCTTCTGGGTCAGCCCGGGCGCTGCGCGCGCCTTGGGCTTGGGTTTCTTCTTGGGCATGGGTTTGGCTCCCCGGGTGGGGCCGATGGGTCAGGGGAAGAAACCGCCCCACCACAGCAGGGCGAATATCAGGATGGTGGCCACGATGCTGGATACGGCGTCGTGGTGCCCCGTCTTGGGCTCACCGTGCCTGGCGATATCCAGGCCGATGCCGAGCATGGCCAGCGCGAGATAGATCAACTGAGGTGCTCCCAGGCTCATGGCGTCACCTCGGTTGGCTGCTGGACGGCTTGGTATCGGTCGATGGCTTCGTCGCGCTCGGACTGGGCGAGCTCGCAGGCTCGTACAACTCGCGCCGCGCTTGCCCCGCGTAGTCGGTCTTGTTCAGCAGCTTCTGCGGCAGCGGCGGCACCACCGGACAGACGGTCGGTTTCACAACCTGCCCACAGCCGCCGAACCCGGCCAAGCTCGGAGTCACGGCCAGCAACAGCAGCCGCAATGCGTGCGTCGTAGTCAGCATCGATCTTGTCCTCTCGGGTTGTCGCGGAGTCGGCGGCACCCTGGGTGGCTGCAGCCTGCTGGTGTTCTGCGGCCCGGGCGGCCTGCTCACCGGCCAGGGCGCCGAGTGCGGCCCCTGCCTTGTTCTCGCTGGTGGCACCCTCGGCACGATCACCGCGCCAAGCCCAGCCGGCACCGATCATGGCGCCCGACCAGATGAGCGCGGCGATGATGGCGACCGCTGTGCGGTTCACGGCGCTTTCTCCGATACCGCCTTGGTCGCCGACGCACCGCACAGCGGGCAGGCGATCTTGTAGTAATCGCCCTCGCGCTGGTCGGGGTGGCGAATGGCCTCGTTGGTGTTCCACTCGAACTCGGTGCCACAGGTGCGGCACGTGCTCTCGTGTGTGTCACCGATCGAAGGGTGAAGTCCCTGCTTGATGATGCGCATCGTCAGATCCTTGCGTTGGTGTAGGAGATCCAGAGCCAGGCCAGCACGGCCAGCAACACGCCGCACAGCGCGGTGATCAGCCAGCCGGGTGGATCGCGCGGGGGCGGCAGGCCTCGGTCCCAGTGGTCGGCCATGTCAGACCCCACTGCCGCGGCGGGAATTGGTGAGGTAGTGCGCCACCACCCCGCCGAGCGCCATGTTCAATCCGCCGACCAGGCCGGCGAAGATCTCGCGGTTCTCTGGCGGTACCGGCGTGTAGAGCGCAACGAAGAGGGCCGCGCCGTAGAGCGCGAGGATCACGAGTGCGATGCCGAAGCGCGCTGCGCCGATGTTCCTGCTGGCAAAGGTCATGACGCACCCGCCGATGCTCCCATCACCAGCTTCATGACCAGCCGGCTCACCGCACGCTTGTCGCGTTCAGTGGACAGGCTGAAGTAGTCCCATCGGAACTCCTGGATGATCGAGCCGAATTCCACCCAGTCGCCCTTGCGGGCAGCCGCCCAGAGCTCGCTGTTACCGCGCACTGCCTCGGCGCCGATGATGTCGGCGATCGCGATGATGTACGGCAGCGAGGGACGCATCTCCGGGTGGACCGTCAACAGCTCGAAGAATCGACCGCGCAATGTCTCCTGGGCTTGCATGACATCCTCGGTCAGCTCCAGGGTGGCGGCGCGCTCACTCTGCTCACGGGTTTCGATCGCACGGCCGTAGCCCAGACGCAGTACTTGGCGGCTGTCGTGACGCGGGCGGGTTGTTCGGCCCCAGCATTCCTGCAGCAGCAGCACCGCCTCGTTGAGCGATTCGCGCTCTGCGGTTAGCAGGGCTTCGTCGTCCAGGTCCGGCATCGTCATGCACTCCCAACCTTGCCGCCGGCCTTTGTGTACGCCGCGATGAGCTTCTCGATCTTGTGCTCCGGCTGGCCGTAACCGGCACCCGGCAGGCTGGCCCACAGGTTGCGGACCTTGGCCACCGCTTCCACGAAGCGACCGGCCTGGATGTCGGCGATCGCGCGCCGCTCCTTGATCAATTGCAGCGCCCACCGGTCCTGCGAGAGCGGGCCGAAGTCCGGCAGCTTCAGCAGGTCGCGGTAGTGCCCATAGTCCTTGAGCATGAACTGGTAGCGGCCAGACGCGTTGCTGGTCAGCCCCTTCGAGTTGATCGCCTTCGACTTGCGGCCGCCGGCGAACGGATGCCGGGAGTAGTCGGTGAAGATCTCCGGCTTGCGATCGGCGCCGGTGACGATGACGTCATACCCGGCATTCTTCGTGGCCGGGCTTGTGGACGTGCCCTCGGAATGCGCCAGCATGTCCAGGAAAGCCACGACGTTGCGGCCACCGGCTTGTTCGGGCGTGATGACCGGCATGGTCAGTCCTTATGGTAGATAGAAAAAATGGTGCCGCCCGCTCACGGGCTTGAGAGATAACGGTGTACTCCGAGCTAGCGAGGTCAGCCGTGCTGTCCCAACTGACTAGCGGACGAGGCGGAGGCAAGACCTGTAAAACTGGCTGAACGCGGCCGCCACACGTGTGCCAAACTCGCTCAATTAGGAGAGAAAAATGGCTAAACACTATCCGCCCTCATTTAAGGTCGGCCAATTCCACTGCGCTCTCTGCGGTGTTTATGCGAAGCAGGGTTTCGTCGCACTAGCGATGTCCACGCACAGCGGCTACCAGTCACCGGTCTGGAGATCGGAATGCGCTCACTGTCAAGGCAATTGCTACTGGTGGAGGTCTGGCGACAATGAAGGCTATTTACTCAGGCCAGCGACATCGACCGCGCCCCCACCCAACGAAAAGATGCCCGCGAACGTTAGGGCGGTTTACGAAGAAGCAGCGGCAATATTTGGGCGATCGACGCGAGGAGCGGCCGCCCTTTTGAGGTTAGCCGTACAACTATTGATGGTCGATCTTGGTCAGTCCGGAAAACATATTGAGAGCGATATAAAGTCTCTTGTAAAGGAAGGTCTCCCCGTGCTAGTCCAGCAGGCGCTCGACTATTGCCGCGTGGTCGGGAATAACTCCGTGCATCCGGGCACGATAAATCTAGACGATGCGCCGGACATGGCCCTGACAATGTTCGAGATGATTAATTTCATCGTTCAAGATCGAATCGCCGCTCCAGCTCAGCTGCAGGCAATGTATGAATTACTTCCCGAAAGCGCCCGAGATGCGATTGCAAAACGAGACGGCTCGGCTGCTTTGGTAGAAAAGAAGCCCGCTCCGCTGCCGGCTAGGCACGAGGGTTGATCCGGTCTGGGATGCGGGCATTGAAGAACGGCGAGCACCGCCGCGGTGGTCCTGTCCCTTCAGCAGGTCCGCTGCGCCGCGCTGGTCCCGCCCAGCTGGGCAGATCGCGGCAGTACTCTCCGATAGGTACCGACCGCCGCCGGCGGATTGGTGGGCGGCGTCATGTCGCCGGCCCGTGCGCGATCCCGGCGCGCAGCGCCTCGCTTCTCGACGAGGACCTGGCACGCTGGCAGCGGTCGGTATTGGGGCCCCTGAAACGCGAAAACCCGGCGCTAGGCCGGGTTTCAGGGGGAACTTCTGACAGTTGCAGAATTAAGTCATTTGAGTGTGCAACATGTCAAGCCCTTTAACGCACAGAGTAGTGCGCTCTATGAGCGTCGCTTTCAGCGCGGGAGGCTTCACCAACCGCCGTGAGAACTTGCCTGTATAGCTGGGCCAGTTCTAGTCCATTCCAAACCGTCGTACGGTTTGCGATGGCGGCAACCACGATATCGCGTGCAATTTCCTCGCTGCTGGCTGACATTTTCTTATCTCGCAATTACGCGGCGATCCTGCCGCCCATGAAGTCTATCCCGCGCTGCAGCTCCCGTCGGTACTGCCATATCGAAACCGTGCCGCCGTACTGCTCTGCCACCATGCGGGCCTTCACAGCCTGACTCGCCGCAACGGTGAACTCGGTGCGCATCACCAGCACACGAAGCGGGAACTGCCTCGACATCGAAGCCAGCGCCCGGTCGATCCACCGCAGGTCGTCGGGAATGCCGATGTCGACGGCGACCTCCGGATTGTCGTGCGGCCGGTCGGCATCGTTCCGCGCGCGCACCGGATCTACGGCCCAGGCCGGTATCTCGCCCAGCGCCGTCAGCCCTGCCCGCTCGGCCATGAAGCGCCGCCGCTGCCGGCCATCTCGCTCGACCAACTCGCAGAAGGCCCGCTCCACCGTCTTCGGCGCATAGTCCTTGGCGTTCTCCAGCACGTGCCGGCTGCGGTCGGCGCGGCTCAGGGTGTAGCGGTTTGCGTGGGCGTATCCCCACCGGCGCAGCTCAGCGAGCAGCGGATCTTCATTACGCCGCATGGCGAAATTCCTCCAACGTTTCATCATCCAGCCGGAACTGCGGCAGCCTGCCGTCGTCCTGGCACATCCCCATCTGCCTGCTTTCGTTGCCCTGGCAGTGCACGATCCCCAGCGTGCGATCGCGGCAGCTGCAGAACGCACACAGCCCGCGCTTGCGCACTGCCGCCGCGTACCGCTTCCGCAGCAGCTTCTCGTAGTAGGCCTCGGGCCGGCTCAGGTTCGTCGGGTTGAGCGTCATGCAGCGAGGGCTCCCGGCTGGTTCTTCTGCTCGTGCCACAGGGCCAGCAGCAGCGCCTCGGCGCGGCCGTCGTCCTTCTTGCGCTGCAGCTGCGGCGCGGCGGACGGGAAGCGGCGGATGGCCAGCTGCCGCGATGCATCCTTGTCCTTCCCGATCAGCCCGAAATGGCGCTTCCAGCTCTGCGGCTCGGCCAGGCTGAAGGGGATGCCCATCACCTCGAGCACCGCCTTGGCCTTGGCGTAGCTCTCGCCGAAGTTCATCGAGGATTGCGCGCCGGCCTGTCGGCCGTCCTTCGGCGGCATCGCCCGCACCCGCTCCACGCATCCCGCGAATACCGCGCCCGGGTGCTGGCTGCGGATCTCGCGGATGAAGACCGCGATCGCACGCGCATCGACTTCCTGCTTCTTGCCGACCGTCATTGTCGGCATGTCCAGGATCGGGCCAGCCTCGCCGTCGATCAGTGCAGCCACGGCGCCGGACATGCCGGGGTCAATTCCGAACACCACGCGCAGGGTCATCGCGCACCCGCCTTCAGCGCATAGGCCTGCTGCGCCCGCTCGCGTGTACTGGCGATCGCCTTCTGCTTGCCGACGGCGACGCGCCGCTCCACCTCGGCAATCGTGTCGGCGCCGTCGCGGATTGCATCGACGCAACGCGCATAGGCCGGATAGGTGCGCGAGAACTCTGCGACGCTGGCGAACACCTTGCCCTCGAATCGGATCGGGGTGGCGGTCATGGCCGCTTCTCCAGTTCGGCCAGCAGCGCGTCGGCCTGCTTCACCGCGTCGTGCGCAATCCACTGGCTGACCTTCATGTCGTTCACGGCCGCATGCCGCGCCACACGGTTGTAGCCGTCCTCGCTCTGAATGCTGCCGACGATCCCTTGCATCGCCGCCTTCGCGAACTCTTCGCGCTTGGTCAGACTCTCCACACGCTGATCGCCGTTCGAGATCAGCTTCGCTGACTGCTGAATGCTCATGCCGCCTTCCTCCGCTCTGCATCGGCTTCATCCCACCCCTCGCGCCAGGCCTCGCGGAGCAGTGCGCCCTCTTCGCCCATGGCGTACTTCGGTGAGTCGTCGCGCTTCTTGCTGGCCTGGCGCGCGCGGTGGCCGGCGAGCCGGGCGTTCTCGTATTGCTGCTGGTTCATGCTGCCCTCGGGATGTTGAGTAGTTGGTCCTGGTAGGTCTGCCAGGCTTCAGTGCCGCGGCCGCCCAGGACATCGAACGTCCAGATGCGGAACTCGCGGGCGTGGTGCTTGAAACTGGGTCCGAAGACCTCGCGCATGCGGTCGCGGGTCATGCCGGGCATCTGGTCGCCGTCGTGGTGCCAGGCGCCGAGCGCGACGACCGCGTGCTGGCCAATCTGCTTCTGGCCGTGCAGGTCGCCGAGGTTCCGGTGGTGGATCTGCGTGTCGCCGCACTGGATGGAGCGCTGCAGGCCGGCGGCGATGCGCCAGCGGCAGACGACACAGCCGAGTGCACGCGCGGCATCCTGATAGGCCTGCTCGGATCTGGTGGCGGGCTTGATCGCCCGTTTCATGACGGCAGCCCCGTCGAATGAAATTCATTGAGTGGGGTGGCCCGAGCATGCATCCTGTGAAGCCAAGACAAGGACGAATACATATGAGCGACACGCAGCTTTGCGTCCCAGTAATTTGGAAGTTTTGCGAACTGCCCGAGGCATGGTCTGTCTGGGCGGCCTTCCTCCAAGCAATGCTTGCCGCCCTGGCCATTTATTTCGCTGCGAGGCTTGCAGGAGGCCAGGAAAAGCGCCTCGTGGCACGGAAAACAGAAATTTTTGTCCAACGAATCGTGCAGGCTGCCATGCAGGCTGGTCGAATAAAGACGTTTTTCCAGGGCGGCGCCAAAGAGGAGCCTCGCGACCTCGTCTACAGCGCCCAAGCAAAGATCTTCGAGTTGTACGGACAATCGCTTCGCGCGGTTCCGCTGGAAAATGTGGTGGACGCACGCCTCTTGGTCCCCCTTCACAATGCAGCTACGGCCTGCGAAATAGTGGCCGAGCTGCTGAAGAAAGAGGTGCCCAAGGCTCGTGAGGAAGTGGCCGATTGGTTTGACAAACTGGGGAATGCTCAAAACTCCCTTTTCACTAGTTACAACCAAGCCTTTGCTGTACAGGCTGAGTTCGACTCCACACCTCTTACTGCTCTGCTCAAGAGGAAGTTCCGAGAACTTCGTATGACAAGAATTCGCGGTTTCCATTAGGCAGCCCTCCGTGTTGGCGCTGGCTGCGTGCCCTGCCCGTTGGCTATCATCCAGAACTCGGTGAGCACGTCGTTGATCAGCACGTGCGCGTAGGCGCTGCCGATGTGGCGCGTTATGCCTTCGAACAGCCGCCGGAACTCGTCCTCATCCATCGAGTCGAACGCCAGCGACCGCGCGACGGTGACGGGGATCGTTTCGATCCTCGGCAGGACCTCGCGCAGCAGCTTCGCGGCGCCAGGTCCGAAGGCTGCATCTGACGCGGCGAGCACAGCAGCGACCACCGGCGTAGCGTCCATGTCGATCTGCTCGCAGCAGACGTTCGCCTCGCGCTGCAGCCGCTTGATCGCCTCGTGGCTGTCCAGGTTCTCCCAGCCTTCGACGTTCTCAACCATCAGCTGACCGATCTTGTGCAGCAGCCGGTGACGCCAAGCGTCGCGCGGCGCCTTGATCTCCAGCCGCACCTCCTGGCCGCGCCGGTAGCCGCGCTGCTTCATCAGCTCGCGGTCGACCGGATGCTCGGCGAGCATGGCCAGCCGCTCCTCGCCGGTCTCCATCACCACCACGCGCTCGATCAGCGCATAGATGGGACGCGATGCGCGCTTGGCGCGGATCTTCTTTGCTGCAGCAGTCATGGTCATGCGTCGACGTCCTGCCGCGGCGCGCGCGGAGTGAGGCTGCGGAAGCCGCGCGGGCGCGGGACCGGCTTGCCGTCGTCGCTTTCGACCGGCGCTGGCTCCCAGTACTCGGGTAGGTTCTGGAACTTGAAGCGCTCCGGCATGTAGAGCACGCGCACCTCGCCAGGCGGGCCACTGCGCTGCAGCGGAACCAGCAGCTCGGCGGTGCCCTTCCAGCGGCTGTCGCGGTGGTACACCTCGTCGCGGTAGATGAAGATCACCGCATCGGCGTCCTGCTCGATCGATCCGGAGTCACGCAGATCCGCAGGCTGCGGGCGCTTGTCGGGGCGGTCCTCTAGCTTGCGATTGAGCTGAGAGAGCAGCAGCACAGGCACACCCAGCTCGCCGGCCAGCAGCTTCAGGCCGCGGCTAATATCGCCGACGCCGTTGGCGCGGTTGTCGCCCTGGATCTCCATCAGCTGCAGGTAGTCGATGACGATCAGGCCCAGCGGCGTGCGTGCGTGCTGCTGGCGCGCCTGCGAGCTGACGTGCTCGACGCGTGCACGGCGCGGCCGGCTGACGAAGATCGGCGCCGCGCGCAGCTTGCGCATCGCGCTAGTGACGTTCGTCCAGTCCACGTCGTCCAGGTCGCCGGAGCGGATCCGATTGCCATCGATGCCGCCGACCGATGCCAGCATGCGGTCACCCAGCTCCTCCGCCTGCATCTCGAAGCTGAAGACCGCGACCGCTTTGCGCAGGTGCAGTGCGACGTGCTCGGCTACGTTCTGCGCCAGCGTGGTCTTGCCCATCTTCGGGCGTGCCGCAAGGACGTACAGGCCGCCCGGCTTCAGGCCACCCAGCAGGTCATCCAGGTCGTCGATGCTGGTGGTGATGCCGTGGATACCGCCGCCGTCGCGGGAGCGCTCGCCCAGGCGTTCGAACACGCGATCCATCACCGGAGCCACCGCCTCCAGCTCGCAGGGCTGGCTGTCCATGAGCGAACCGATGCGCGTCTGGGCGGCGCCGATCAGCTCGATGCTGCTCTGCCCGTCCGGGTTGTAGCCTGCGTTGGCGATGTCGGTGCCGACCTGGATCAGCCGGCGCAGCCGCGCCTTGTCCGCCACGATCTCCGCATAGGCGCGGATGTTGGCCGCAGACGGAGTGGTGCTGGCCAGCTCGATCAGGTACGCGCCATCGGCCACCTGCTCCAGCAGCCCCTGCGCTTTGAACCAGTCGCCCATGGTCACCATGTCGAACGGCCGGCGCGGGTTCGCTGTCGCCATCTCGCGGATGGCGCGGAAGATCAGCACATGGTCGCGGCGGTAGAAGTCGCCCTCCTCCACCAGGTCGGCGATGTCGTCCCATGCGCGGTTGACCAGCATCAGGCCGCCGAGAACAGCCTGCTCGGCTTCCACGCTGTGCGGCGGCATGCGCAGCTGCTCAAGGTGGTGAGGCTGGTGATCGCCGCCGCTGGCGTACAGATCGGCCATGCGCTCAATTTCATCGTGGACGCTCATGCGGCCACCTGCCCTGCTTGCGTTTCCGCATCGCGCACTCGGCGGTACTGCTCGCCGGTCGTTGTCAGCGTGTAGCCGGTCATCGGATGCAGGAACCAGATTTTCTGCCAGTTGCCGCGCACCGCGTTGCGGAACACCGCGCGCCAGTCGGCGTAGCGCTTGCCATCCCCGCTGTAGCGGTCGGCGAAGGACAGCCAGGCCAGTTCGATGAACTCCTCGGGGATCGCCGCCTTCTCCGCCCAAGCGAACACCGGGTCATCAGCACGGATTGCATCTTCGTCACCGAGCGAAGCGTTCCAGCTGTCGAAGGTCTGCATGCGGGTCTTCGACGAAACACTGGCGGGTGCTTCGCTGTTGTTGCTTATAGGTTCTTTACGGTTAGACCGCAGCTGCTGCGGGGGTGACTGCGGCATTTGCGGTGGTTTGTGCAGATTTTGCGGTGGTTCGACTGCGGCATTTGCGGGGGTGCAGCTGCTGCGGGGGTGCAACTGCTGCGGGGGTTCGTAGGCATCGGGGGTGATGACGTAGCGCGTGTGCCGGCCATTCGAACGGTCGGCGGTGACCAGGCCGACGGACTCCAGCCAGCGAATGGCGCTGTGCACTGTTCGCTCGCTGAGACACGTGCGCTCGCAGATGGTTGGAATCGAGGGCCAGCAGTGGCCCTGGTCGTTCGCGTTGTCGGCAAGCGAGATGAGCACCGCCTTGGGCGACGGCGGCATGGCCATCGGCCAGCACTTGGACATGATCAGCGTGCTCATACCAACCGCCCTGCCCGCTCCATGCGCTTCACCTGGCGATGGCTACGGCCCTCGCATTCGCGTTTCATGTCGAGCCAGTAAGAGCGCGCAACGGCCTTCTTGCCGGCTCCCTGCGCCTTCCTCAGTAGCTCCGCCAAGCGGCGGATGCGGCGCTCTCGGCGCCAATCCTCGAGCAGCTGCAGGATCATGCTGCGGCCCTCGTGACCTTGGCCTCGGCGAACGCGGCCTGCGCCATCTGGCCGAAGATCGCCTGCAGCTGGCCGCACAGCGTTGCCAGTGCCTTCGCCTCATTGAGGGTGAGCACCTGGTCTGCGTACGAATCGGCGATGAGCTTGCAGAGCTTGCCCTTCAGCTCGCCGGCATCCAGCAGAGATTCGACAACGCCACCGGCCAGCGTCACGTCGGCACGCTGGACGATGAAGTCGTGCTCGGCGGCCAGCGCGTGCAGGATCCGGAAGTCGCCGCTCAGCCCCATGATCTCGCTGGCTTCGGCCAGGGTCAGGTGGTGCGTGCGCGTGTTCGGGTTGACCTTGCTGCGGAGGACGGCCGCAGACATCTGCTTCTCCTCGCCCTTGTCGTTGATCGAGATCAGGCGTGTAGCCAGGGCAAGGCTGCCGCCGGGATAGTCTTTGACGGTCTTGTGTGCTGCATCGGAGATGTTCATTGGCGGGACACCTGAACGGGGATCGTGAAGGGACCATCCGCCACGCTTTGCGCCATGGACGCACTGCAACGACGGATCAAGTCAGCGAGAAGAAGGGCCCCAAACGTCACGACGATCGTGCGTGTGGGAGGCAACGTGTTTGGGCTGCGGTGGGTCGACGGCCGCATGCTGGTGAAGCTGTTACGGAAGGGCTGAGGCATGGCCAAGGAAGGCGTCGCCCCCCTTGCGGTAGGCTGCGGCTACGACACGCACAGCCCGCAGGAGGGCGACATGGAACTGTTGAATCGACAAGCACAGCGACAGCTGCTGGAGAAACTCGCCGAGGCCTACCCAATGGGATTGCCTGGCAGCGCGTTGGGGGCAAACGCGGACGACAACGCGTCCAGCGTCAACATCTGGTACCTGCACGAGCACAAGCTCGTCGAAGCTAAGCGCTACGACGGCATCGACGGAACCATGTTGCTCGGCGAGGTCAAAATCACCGCACGCGGCATGGACTTCCTGATGGATGACGGCGGGCTTGGCGCTGTGCTGGGCGTGGTCACGATCAAGCTGCATGAGGAGACCCTTCGTCAGTTGATCGAGTCGAAGGTTCGCGATTCGGATCTGCCCCCGACACAAAAGACGCGATTGCTTGATCAGCTTCGCAAGCTGCCTGCCGAGACCACAAAACACCTCGCCATGAAGCTGGTGGACGCGGGTCTGAAGCACGCGCCTGATGCACTTCAGCTACTTCAAAATGCTGTGGGCTAGCAGCCATGCGACGCATCACCAACCAGCTGCTTTCCGTGAGGCCGATGCAGAACTCATCGACGTTGATCGCCCGGTGCCGGTCTTCCACGAAGAGGCCGCGCGGTGCTGCAACCAGCGCGTGGATTTTCACGTCAGGCAGCATCGGCCACCTCCCCTGCGGGGTTGGCCGGGACAGCTGCAGCAAGATCAACAAGCCGCTGACCCAACTCCCAGTTGGGCTGCATCAGCCCGCGCGCGATTCGGTTGATGGTGGATTGCCGCGAACCGGCCTTAGCGGCAATCGCCACCTCGGTCAGTCCCGACTGCTTGAGCTTCGTGATGGCTTGGGAGGGGTTCATGGGGACTGATCCTATCCCGTTCCGGATAGCTTCGCAATCCCGATCCGCGTTTCACAGTCTGAATGCGTTCCGGCACCATGCGGATATGGATAGAGCGCGCAAAAATGTGATGTCGCTGATGGCCGGCCGTAGCGTGAAAGCGGTGGGCGATGGCTCTGGCGTTGGGCAGACGTGGCTGCAACGCTGGCTCAATCCAGATTCGCCAAGCGGCATCCGGAAATCCAACTCCGACAAGATGCGGCAGCTCGCCGATTTCTTTGAGGTCGATGTCGAACGACTCATGTGGTCGGACCTAGCCGACCCAGCGCCCCCCGCTCAATCTCAGAATGTGGGACGGCAAAGGGACATGCTTCGTGTGGCGGTTCGAGTCGTCGCCATCATCAAAGAGGCAGGAATGCTTGATGTGTCGGACGACACCTACGCCGATGTGCTTTACGAGACGTTGGTCAAGGCGCAAGAGTTAGGAATTGGAGAGGACGCATCCGAGCTGGAGGTCGTCCGTGTGGCGGCGCAGGTCGCCAATGCATACAAACGGGGTTGAGATGGGATTGAGCGAAAAGGAACTACGCGAGCTAGCAAGTCAGGTTGCTGGCGCCATGGGCGCCAAACCGGGGAAGAGACATCTCTTTGCTGTGGGAGCAGATGGAACGGCTCCGCAGATGACTGCAATGCAGCGCGATGTCCTCTACGCTCGGCTGGCCGATCTTGTTTCCCAATACAACCTCGGTTGGCTAATTCGTCAGGACACCATGGAACACCTTGGCATTGTGGAATGCCTTTCAGATGAAGAACTTCGCTTGCTTATGTCGCGCGTCGAAATCGCGGTGGAATGCGTGCACGAGGGAGTTCCTTTTGTCGAGCGCGGCTTAGTCAAAGGGGCAAGCTGCAACTGGGTCGCGTAGGAGGACAAGATGAAATTCAATCGAACAGCTTTGATGTGCGCCATTGCTCTCTTGTCGGCTTGCAGTGCCGATCAGAGATCTCCAGATGATCAGAAGCACCCCAAGCCAGCACAGACCAGTGGAGATTCAAGCTTCCTCGGCTTAAGCCTGGGCGAACCAATTAACTTCCTTCAGTGCAGCACATACGGGCCGGATGGCGATTACAAGATTCCAAGCCTTCAGGAAAAAACCCCATGTTGGTATCGGCTGCGTGGCGGACCAACATCGCAGCTAGCACCTCCAGCAGACGATCGCTACATCGGCGTTATGTTCCAAGAGAGCCAAGTGCCGCTCGGTGTATCCACAAGGGCGTGGGCAAGTATTGAGGATGGCCTTCTGGGCAGCGTCGTCGCATACCCCGCACAGGAGAATGATGAGGATGCAGGGCGCATTCAAAGCTTGTTGGTGTCCAAGTACGGATCGCCCAACGCTTTCTCCAAGGACGCGGCGGGGACATGGAAAACTGAGGCACTCCTCATTCAGCACTACACAACCGGAAAGACACGCGCAGTGATAGTCAGGACGCATGCTTTCATCTCAGCGGAGGCTGCGCGGTCGCAGAGAGAACGTGACGCCGAATACAGGAAGCACGCCGAATCGCTCTAGTTACGCGCATCGGATGACTTTACGAAAGCCCCACCCAGTGGGGCTTTTTTTGTGCCCGATGATCGACCCCGTCCAATTAGATGAACAAATCTAACGCCGTTCATATATTTCCTATCCGGAAATATCCCGTTAGGGATTGCACTGCTATCCCGTTCCGGATATCTTTCATCCATCGCAACGAACCACCCGGATCCCGCCGGGGACGTGCGACGGAGAACGTAGATGTCCAGCACCCGCTGCCACCCGTACCACCCGCAATGCGGCTGCGCGACCTGTAGCCGGCATGAGCTGTCCGACGAGCGCGCCGACGTTCTGGCGCTGGCCCTGCACCGCGATGGCAGCGTACTGAGCGAGGCGTTGGGCGAGCTGACGACCGAGCAGCTGGCCCTGATCGCCGGCCACCTGGCGCAAGGCAACGACGCTGGCGCGGCAGAGATCCTGCGCACCACCATCACCGACTACATCGCCAGCGAGATCGATCGGCGCATGGACGACGTGGGCACCACGAAGCTGGAAACGGTGCAGCACATGCTGACGGTCTACGAAGCCACGCCGGCGCCGATTGCCGCAATGCCGTGGCAGGTGGCCGCATGAGCGCCACTTACCTCAATCCCTGGCACGGCAAAGTGGCACTGTCCAGCGAGTGCACGCCCACATTCACGACGGATTCCAAGCCAAAGCAACATCGCGGGTTTCTGATCTACCAGCGCGTCCCGGGATCGTTCGAGGTTGTGAAGGATGGGGTTTGTCTGACGCAGCGCGCTGGCCTACATGGCGCGTTGTGGGCGATCGACAACCTGATCGACAACCCCAACGACTGGCAAGCACAGCGGATGGCTGGTTACCTGGCTCTCGCGACGCAGGTGCCGGCATGAGCGCCGTCATCCCCTTCCCCACCGCTGCACGCGGCGCCGACCTGGTGCGCGACATCGCGCTTGATCGTGGCTATGGCGCGATCACCGTGGCGCAGCTGGTGCGCACCTTCAATCCCGACAACGTGCGCCCTCTGCGCGTGCAGGCATCGCAGCACGTGCGCGATCCGGACCAGTCGGCAACGACCTACTTCGACGGCCCGGAGGCTGCGTGATGGGAGACATGGGCGACATCTTCAACGCGCAACGCGCGGCAACGAAAGAACACCGTGCCGAGATGCTGGGCAAGGCAGATACGACCGGTTGGAAGCAGCACACACCGTGGCACTTCTCCCGGATGTTCGGCGCCAAGCGCGTCGACTGGTGGCCTAGCGCTGGCAAGGCACAGATCAACGGCAGGGAAATGGTCTACGGCCACCGCAAGGTCAACGCATTCATCGCCAAGTTGAAGGCAAAGGAAGTGCAGCCGTGACTGACAAAGAATTCCAGCGCCACATGCTTCGCGAGGACATTCCGTTCGCGATCGTCTGCATGGTCGTGGGCGCTGTGCTGACGCTGCTGGCCCAGGCGGTGTTCTCGTGACTGGCCGCCACTACTACCGCTTCCTGTTCCTCGGCGAGTCGATTTTGTTCTTGGCCGCGCTGGCGATCTTTGCCTACGAACAGGACGCGCACGCGATCTGCTCCGCGCTGCTGATTGTTGCCTTCGTGCTTTCGCTGCACGTTCCGGAGAGCTGGCGCAACGCCCGAGCGAGCGCACACCGCGACCAGGCACAGCCGGCCACAGATAGCACGCCCGAGTTCCCGGAACAGCCGCGCCGCGGCATCCGCTGATCCCCGCCGGTCCGCCGGCACCACCGACGAGGTATCCAATGTTTCAGCTCGAAAGGCACGAGGCGTCCATCGCCAACGTCAACCAACGCATCCAGCGGCACGGCGAAGAACGCCAGCTGGCCGCCGACATCAAGTTCGTCCTGAGTGTCAGCAACGAAGCGCTCGATTCGTTCGACTCCACGCTGCGGCACGACCTGTTCCGCAAGCCGGCGAAGGGCGAGCAGCAGGATCTGCCGCAGATCGGCGGTGATGGCCTGACCGCAGTGAAGCATCCGGCACTGGAGCCGCTGAAGCTGAGCCACGAGTTCACCGGCTACGAGATGCACCTGGCCGGCCTGCTGGAAGCCGGCGATCCCATCGTCTTGGTCGACGTGAAGCTCAAGCGCTTCGTGATCGAGCCGAAGGAAGGCGGCAGCTTGGCGATGTCATTTACCGCCTCGTCTGAGGTAGACCCGCAGGAACTGGCCGAATTGTCGGAAGCGCTGATCCGCGAAGACGTGCTGTTGTCGCTGATCGCGCCGAAGCGCGCCGGCCAGGCTGCCGAGGATCTGACCGAAGGCGGCGACACCCTGGATGCGCAGGGCACCGCGGCAGCTGCTGCCGAAGCCGCAAGCCTGATCGACGCCGGCAAGAAGGTGGCGGCATGAACGCGCCCGTCCGCATTCCGCTGATCGACGTGGAAAGCCGCCAGATCGCGGCGATCGGCCACGACTCCGCCAGCCAGACACTGGCCGTGCGCTTCAAGAACTGGAAGGGCGAGATCACCTCGCTCTACCACTACGACAACGTCACCGCTGAGGACTACGCCGCGCTGCAGGTGGCCGAGTCGAAGGGTGGCCACTTCAACAAGGTGATCAAGGCCGACGCGGTGCGTTGGCCCTACCGCAAGGTCGAAGACCGTCCGCTCTCCGACGCGGCCTGATCCCAAACCCTGATCCGTGGCAGGTGTCCACGGACGCGATCGCACCGCGCATTGACTCTCGAAGGTCAGACGTTAAAGGCAGGAAGGGAACCGCACGCACCGCCGATATGTGCGCAAGAAGGAGCGGGAGGCGAAAGCCTATACAGCCGGGAAAGACCGGCCCCAGCGAAAGCTCATGGGTAAACGAGTGATGCGGATACAACGCCGCTGACCGCCGGGAAAGACCGGCCTCTATCCATAGCGGAGCGGCTTGCGATCAACGAGCGTCCATGTCTTGCGTATCGAAGACCAGGCCGCTCCGCAATGGAGGGAATGCGCAGGCTGATGCGCACCAGTGAGCGGGGTCGGCCCGTTTCGCGAACGCAGGCTCCCAATGACCGACATGCCGGAGATCAGCACCGGCCCCTCCACCCATCGACAACACGCCGGCGCCGCCGGCAGGAGATTGCAGTGAACGCAGTTGCACAGATCAAGCCGAGCGGCGGACAGCTGATTACCGCAGAACAGGCCGAGGCGATTCGCACCGCGCTGAAGACCAGCCTGTACCCCGGCGCCACCGATGAATCGGTCGACATGGTGCTGGCGTACTGCCGCGCTGGTGCGCTGGACCCGATGACAAAGCCCGTGCACATCGTCCCGATGTGGGTGCCGGAGAAGAAGCAAGGCAACCGCCTGATCAGCCCAGCAGGCATGCGCGACGTGATCATGCCCGGCATCGAGTTGTATCGCACCAAGGCGCACCGCACTGGCGAATACGCAGGGCAGGATGAAGCAACCTTCGGACCGACCATCGAAGAAACTCTCGGCGGCGTTCGCGTGCGTTATCCCGAGTGGTGCAGCGTCGCGGTGTACCGCCTGGTCGCTGGCAACCCGGTGCGCTACTCGGCCAAGGCTTATTGGCTCGAAAGCTATGCCACGCAGAAGCGCGATAGCGATGCCCCTAACGCGATGTGGAAGAAGCGCCCCTTTGGTCAGATCGAGAAGTGCGCCGAGGCGCTAGCGCTGCGCAAGGCGTTTCCGGAAGCCGTCGGCGCGCAGCCTACTGCCGAAGAAATGGAAGGTCGCGTCCTCGAAGGCGAAGCGACGCCGATCCGCCAAGAGCAGGCACCCAAGCAGATCGCAACCGAGCTGGCCGCCTATCCGGCGGACAAGTTCACGGAGAACCTGCCGGCGTGGGGTGAGCTGATCAATGCCGGCAAGAAGACTGCCAGCCAGATCATCAACATGGTGAAGACCAAGGGCTCGCTCACCGAAGAGCAAATGATCGCGATCGAGGCTTTCGACCAGGCTGAAGACATCGCTGACGAAACCACCGAAACCGGCGCAGACGCCGATGCGGGTCCCATCGATTGGGATGCCCCGGGCCAAGGAGAGAAAGCATGAAAACCGTTGACCTGATCCAGGGCACGCCGGAATGGCATGCCCACCGTGCCACCCACCTCAACGCCAGCGACGCGCCGGCGATGCTCGGCTGCAGCCCGTACAAGACGCGCGCGCAGCTGGTGCGCGAAGTGGCCACCGGCATCGGTGAGGAACACGACGACGCCACTCTGCAGCGCTTTGCCGATGGCCACCGCTACGAAGCCCTCGCACGTCCGATCGCAGAGCAGATCATCGGCGAGGATCTGTACCCATGCGTCGGCACCGAAGGCAAGTACTCGGCCAGCTTCGACGGCCTCACGCTGCTTGAGGAAACCGCGTTCGAGCACAAGAGTCTCAACAACGACTTGCGTGCGTGCATGCGGGACGAGGGCAACGGCTGGAGCCTGCCCAAGCATTACCAGGTGCAGATGGAGCAGCAGCTTCTGGTATCCGGCGCGGCGCGTGTTCTGTTCATGGCGTCGAAGTGGAACGGCGATGAGTTGGTCGAGGAACGGCACTGCTGGTACGCCAGCGACGCCGCGCTGCGCGCCGAGCTGGTCGCCGGCTGGGAGCAGTTCGAGGCCGATGTGGCCGCCTACGAACATGTCGAAAAAACGGCACCGGTGATCAGCGGCCGCGCGCCGGACACGCTGCCCTCGCTGCACATCGCCGTGACCGGCATGGTGACCGCGTCCAACCTCGCCGAGTTCAAGGCATCGGCAATGGCCGTGCTGGACGGCATCAACCGCGACCTGCAGACCGACGACGACTTCGCCAATGCCGAGCAGACGGTGAAGTGGTGCAAAGGCGTCGAGGAGCGGCTGGAGGCGACGAAGCAGCAGATCCTTGGCCAGACCGCCGACATCGATGCGGTGTTCCGGACCATGGATGACGTCGCCGCCGAAGCGCGCCGCGTCCGCCTGGAGCTGGACAAGCTGGTCAAGGTCGAGAAGGACAACCGCCGCACCCAGATCGTCGCCAATGGCGTGCAGGCGGTGCGGGATCACTACGCGTCCATCAACGCGGGACTCGATGCGCATGCGCTGGCGATACCGGCTTCGCTGCAGGCCGACATCGGAGCGGTGATCAAGGGCAAGAAGTCGATCAGCAGCATGCAGGATGCCGTCGGCACCGCTGCCGCCAACGCCAAGATCGCCGCCAGCCAGCAGGCCGAGCGCGTGCGCGCGAACGTGCGCGTGCTGGAAATGGAGATGGGCGCGTTCGCCGGCCTGTTCCATGACCGCGTACAGCTGTGCGCCACGAAGTCGCCGGAGGATCTGCGCAACCTGATCACCGCGCGCATCACCGAGCAGCAGCGCGTGGACGAGCAGCGCCTGGAAGCGCAGCGCGAGAAGATTCGTCAGGAGGAAGCGGCCAAGCTGGCGCGCGAGCAGCAGGAGCGCGAGGAAGAACAGCGCCGCGCCGATGCACAGGCCGAGGCAGCACGTAACGCTGCTGCTGCGCCGGCGCCCGCCGCTGCTGCTCCCGCCCCGGCCGTAGTGTCGTCACCGGCACCGGCACCGGCACCGGTGGCTGCGGCTCCTGCTGACCTCTCCCCTGCCCTCGCTCAAGCAGTCAAGTCATTGGCCGCGCCGGCACCGGCCCAGGTAGTGCGCATCAAGCTCGGCGACATCAACGCAAAGATCGCACCGCTGACGATCACCGCCGATGGCCTGGCGCAGCTCGGCTTCCAGCCGGTGACCATCGAGCGCGCCTCGAAGCTGTACGACGCGGCCCAGTTGCCGGCCATGTTCAGCGCCATGCAGCAGGTGTTCGCCCGTGCGGCCGCCGACCGCTACCAGCAGGCCGCCTGATGTTGCGCGTCTGCTCCAGCTGTAAAAGGTCGCTCAGCGATTCCGAGTTTCCGGTGCAGAACGGGCGCGTCGTCAACGTCTGTGTGCTCTGCCGGAACGACATCAAGCGGGCGCAGACCAGGCTCGCACCGATCCGCCGTGATCCCGAGCAGGTCCGGCTCAACAACGTCGCTGCGCTCTGGCACGGCCCGGTGCAGCGCACTCACCTGCTGAGGAACGCGGCATGAGGACTTGGCAAACCATCGAAAGTGCGCCCGACGGCGAAGTGGTCCACACCAAGATCGATGATCAGTACGGGGTTCGTAACGAGCAGCTGCTGAAGCGTAGAGGAAACCTCTGGTGGTTCCCGGATGGCGGCATGTACGTCTACTACACGCCCACGCACTGGAAGCCGCGCATAGCGGCATCGGCGGCAACCAAATGAGCAAGCACCTCACCCGCCGCGCGCCGAAGCGCAAACGCGGCCTGTGCTGGGGCCGCACGCCCAACGACAACGGCACCGTCGTGACGTGGCAGCTGTTCCGCCGCGATCACCGCGGCGCGCTGCACATGTCCTCGCTGCAATTCACCTCCGCCGAACCGCGCGCCTATATCGCGCAGCGCCTGCGCAACGCGCGCCGGAAGCTGCGCGACCGCGTGGACGAGATCGACCTGGCCGCTATGGGAGTTGCGGCGTGAGGTCAGCGCCTCAGTTCGTATCGGGCCAACCGACTTTTCGCCGAGTCGTCAGGCGAAAGGTCTGCGGCAACCACCTTGCCTGCTTCCAGTGCCAAGCGAGCAGCCTCATCGCGTGTCGCGGCGACTCCAGCGTCATGGATCCATTCCACGGCCTCGGATTCATCGCTGTGGTGAATGAAGGCGGTCGACCGCCAGATCTCCGGCTCCTCGATATTGACGCCTTCCACGGTCTCAATTCGGAAATTTCCAACATGCGCTGTAGCCATCTGTATGCACTCCATGTAGGTCCGTCGCGATCGTCCGACTGTTCCAGCCTTTTTTCAATGGTGAGCACATGAACACCCTGCACCCAAACGACAAGCTCGCCGCCCTGGACTGGGCGCTGGCCAAAGCCCGCGAAGCGGCCGCCAGCGATGAGCTGATCCGACTCACCCACCTGCCGGCGCTGCAGCAGCTGCGTGACGAGGCGCAGCGGGAGGCTCGCGGTGACTAAGGCAAGATCAGCTCACGATGTAGCCGTCATGTTCCACCATGATCTTCGCCAACGATTCGCGGCGATGGGGGAGGTGCGCCTGCAATACAAGAGCTGCAGCCCGGATCTCGCGCATCAGGCTGGAATGGGCTTCTTTGATGTCGTTTATTACGAACTCGAAGTAGTCCCCGCCCAAGTCATCAGCCGTCACCGACATCGCTTGGATGGCACGATTCCAATAGTCCAAGGCGCTTCGCAAACGGTTCAGAACCAATGCCGTTTCCAGACTGTCTTCGGTTGCTTGGATCAGCGGCAGATTCAGGCTATGGGTCATGCCTCGCACGAGCCCTGCAACGGCAACAGGATTGCTGTCGGCAGTAACCCTGGAAAGCATCAAACCGTCCGCGCCAAGATTCTTTCGCAGAGCCACCAACTCGGACGCAAACAGATCAACCGCAGCGACAACGGCAGCCTGCGCATCTTTTCTCCTGCGCCGCTCCGGGCGAACGACCGCGATGAACGTCGCAGCGGCCGCTACCCATCCCCCCACCCCTGCAAAAAAACTGATCGCCAGTCCGGCAGCTTGAACCATTTCCACGCTGATTCCCCTATCAAAGCCATTTATGGCGATTTTGCCATGGGTGCTTGCAATGAATGATCCATATCTGTCATTCCTAGAACGGAAGGTCCGAGTTGCACCGTCGCTGGGCTTCGAGGTATCGCCAGACGACGTGCACCCGATCCTCAAGCCACACCAGCGCGACAGCGTCGTGTGGGCACTCTCCGGCGGGCGCCGTGCCCTCTTCCAGCGTTTCGGTCTCGGCAAGAGCATGCAGCAGTTGGAGATCATGCGGCTGGCGCGCGCGCATGCCGGCGGCGCGGTTGGCATCGTGGTACCGCTGGGCGTGCGGCAGGAGTTCCGCCGCGACGCCGGCAAGCTGGGGCCTGCAGACGCGCTTCGTGCGCACAAGCGCCGAAGTGGATCCTGCCTTCGATGGCATCCACCTGACCAATTACGAGAGCGTGCGAGACGGCAAGCTCGATCCCAACCTCTTTACCGCCGCAAGCCTGGACGAGGCGTCGGTGCTGCGCAGCTTCGGGTCGAAGACCTACCAGCAGTTCCTGACGCTGTTCGATGACGTCCGGTACCGGTTCGTCGCGACTGCTACGCCCAGTCCGAACCGGTACAAAGAGCTGATCCATTACGCAGGCTTCCTGGGAGTGATGGATACCGGCCAGGCCCTTACCCGCTGGTTCAAGCGCGACAGTACTCAGGCCAACAACCTGACGCTTTACCCGCACAAGGAACGGGAGTTCTGGCTATGGGTCGCGAGCTGGGCGCTGTTCCTGCAGAAGCCATCGGACCTGGGCTACAGCGACGAGGGCTACGACCTGCCGGAACTGACCGTGCACTACGTCGAGGTGCCGGTGGACCACAACACGGCCGGCGCCGAGCGGGATGGCCAGGGCAAGTTGTTCCGCGACGCCGCGATGGGGTTGCAGAACGCAGCGAAGGAGAAGCGCGACACGCTCGGCGCACGCGTGGCGGCCGTGCAGCAGGTCGTCGCCGCACGGCCGGATGAGCATTGGCTGATCTGGCACGACCTCGAGGCGGAGCGGCATGCGCTGCAGGCTGCAATCCCCGTCGCGGTAAGCATCTATGGCGACCAGGAGCTCGACGAGCGTGAACAGGCGGTCATCGACTTCAGCGAAGGATTGATCCCGATCCTCTCGGCCAAGCCAGTCATCGCCGGCAGCGGCTGCAACTTCCAGCGGCATTGCCACCTGTCGGTCTATGCCGGCATCGGCTTCAAGTTCAACGACTTCATCCAGTCCATTCACCGCATCCAGCGGTACCAGCAAGCGCACCCGGTGGAGGTGTGGATCGTCTACGCCGAAAGCGAGCGCGAGGTGCTGGCCAGCCTGCAGGCCAAGTGGACGCGCCACGAGGAGATGGTAGAGAAAATGAGCGAGATCATCAGGGAATACGGCCTTAGCAAGGCCGCCATGGCACAGGTGCTGCAGCGCTCGATCGGCGTGGAGCGGATCGAAGCCAGCGGTACCGGCTGGACCGTCGCGAACAATGACTGCGTGGTGGAGACACGCGGCATGGCCGACGACAGCGTCGACCTGATCGTGACCTCTATCCCGTTCGCCAACCACTACGAGTACAGCCCGAGCTACAACGACTTCGGGCACACCGACGACAACGCGCACTTCTGGGCGCAGATGGATCACCTCAGCACGCAGCTGCTACGGATCCTCAAGCCCGGCCGCATCGCCGCCATCCACGTGAAAGACCGGATCCAGTTCGGCGCGGTGACCGGCGCCGGTGTGCCGACCGTCAGCCCGTTCCACGCCGAGGCGATCTTCCACTACCGCTCCCACGGCTTCGATTACATGGGCCTCATCACGGTTGTGACCGACGTGGTGCGCGAGAACAACCAGACCTACCGCCTGGGCTGGTCGGAGCAGTGCAAGGACGGCACGAAGATGGGCGTCGGCTCGCCGGAGTACATCGTGCTGCTGCACAAACCGCAGACTGATCGCAGCCGCGGCTATGCCGACGAGCCGGTGCGCAAGCAGAAGGCGGATTACACGCGGGCGCGCTGGCAAGTCGATGCGCATGCGTTCTGGCGCTCGAGCGGCCGCCGGCAGCTGACCGCCGACGAGCTGGCGCAGCTGGGCCCGGACAAGCTGGCCAAGCTGTTTGCCGAGTACTCGCTGCGCGAGGTCTACGACTACGAGACCCACGTGCGCATCGGAGAGGAGCTTGAGGCGCGCGGCGCGCTGCCGTCGACCTTCATGTCGCTGGCGCCAGGCAGCCATGACCCGGACGTCTGGCACGACGTCAACCGCATGCTCACGCTCAACGGCGAGCAGACGCGGCGCGGTCTGGAAAACCACATCTGCCCGCTGCAGTTCGACATCGTCGACCGTCTGATCCAACGCTTCAGCAACGCCGGCGAGCTCGTGTTCGATCCGTTCGGCGGCCTGTTCACCGTGCCGTATCGGGCACTGAAGCTGGGCCGCCGGGGGCGCGCCGCCGAGCTATCCACGGCCTATTTCATGGACGGGGTGAAGTACCTGCAAGCCGCCGAACGCGAAATGGCGATGCCGGACCTGTTCGCAACCATGGAGCCGCAGCCGCAGGACCGGGCCGCATGAAGCCCCAGCTCTTCCCGCGCGAGCCCCGCCGGATGAAACAGCCGGCGAAGGATCTGCTCCGGCAGCAGCTCGCCATGGCCGCCGACCACATCGAGCGGGTCACCGCCGAGAACCAGGCTCTGCGCGCCATCTGCGCAGAAGCCATCAACACATGCCAGGGCCAGGCCGAGCAGCTTCGCGCCGCGCTGGCGAAACAGGAGAAAGCAGCATGACCCCGACCATCACCCCCGAGACGCCGACTCTGTCCGACATCATCGCGTCGATGCGCAACTATGCTGGCGTCGCAGAGGATTGCGAAGTCACGCAAGGCCATGCGCCGGTCGCCATCCGCAACTGGATCGAGATGCTGGAAGCCCTCTCCGAGCTGCAGGCAGCCCCTGCTGCCGCGGGCGTGCCGGAGCTGTTCGTGCAATGGCTTGAGCGTGAGATGCCCGCTGGCACCATCATCGGCAGGCCGGCCTGGTGGGCGCCAAAGCTGGCGCGAGCACTGCGCAGCGCAGAGCGGGGAGTGCTGGGAGGCTGCAATGGCTGACCTCTTCCCCGGCACCAAGCCTGCCCGGGCAAAGCCGCGCGTGATGATGCACGGCGACGACTTCGGCTATGACGGCCACATCACCTTGGCCCACATGGTCTGCCCTAAGTGTGGCCACTGCGGCGACTGGATGTCCTTCGAGAACGACACAGAAGCCCGCCGTGGGCACCCCTGCCCTATCTGCAACACCAATCAACCGGAGACGACGCGATGA